TTTTTGTGAAAATAAATATGTACAATAGCTGTTTATTATGGTATAATAATATAGTTATTCAGCCGGGGATACTATTATACTATGCAATATGGTAATTTTTACGCAAATGGTCGCAAAAAGAAATATAATGCTTGGTCGACCAAAAAGTCAATCAAACCTGCTTTTGTCGAACTCGTAGTAGAAACGACACTGCCGCTTCGGCCCGGAGCCGATACTTCACATATCAAATCAGTATCGGATACTAGTACTATTTATAATTGCGGCAAAGCCGACAGGCCGGTATATACCGGTACCTTAGTGAAGGGTATCAGCACTCTTCATAAAAGTAATGCAGTACCAATCATAAGTCAACAAGATGCCATAGACCATGCTAACATGCGTCGGTAAGGCAAAAATATAGGAAATTAGAAATGTCCAAATCTAGTAGAAAGAGGAGAGACGGCCATAGCGGGTTGAATTCTGACATCGGGTTTAATAATCCGGTAGCAAAGAACCTTCCGAAGGTCCATCGTCCATCTACTCATATTGACAAAAAGAAAGAACTTAAAAAAACTGGTGTCTATAATGATATACATTAACTATCTAATCATCGGAGTTATATCATTATGTGTGCTTAAACTTCTTCACATATGTCTCACCTATCCTGGCGAGCATTTTGACCCGGACGATGACGATCATAACATTTAATTGAAAATAATTGAAAATAGTTGTGTACAAAGTCTGTTTCATAGCATATAATAGCTACATAATGATGATTTACCACTGAGGAAATATATTATGTCTACTAGTTCAATGATTGCTTACGTTAATACTGATGGTACTGTTACTGCTAGCTACTGCCACTATGATGGCTACACATCTGGTGTAGGAAAGACTTTGTCTGGTTTCTATAACAATAATGCCGCTGCTCTTGAAGTAGCTTCTGGTGGTTATCTTTCTTCTCTAGAAGAAACTTACAGTGAAAGCAAAGAAAAATCCGTTAATAATGATGCAGCAGAAACATTCGGCACATTGAAAGAGTTTCTAGCAAATACATTAGGTGATGTTGACTATGTTTATTGGTGGACTCCAGCTGGCCAGTGGGAATGCGCCAAGTCATTTGCTTAACTAATGCTTGTAAATCTTAGATCATGCAACGCTAAATTGCTAACTATTGCTATGGAGCGTGATTTAAGATTTATTTTAAATAATGAAAAAAAAGATGTACAATTCAGTACAAATGAGGTATAATATACTATTATGATGAAACAAAATGACGCTTCTTTCAATAAGGAATTACGGTACGCTATGATTAGAAAAGCAGCAGTAAAAGTACAAAAAGCCGCGGCGCAACGCCGACAGGTGTACAAGCTAATCAAATCTGCCGAGCGTATTGAAAGTCAAGATCACAAAAAGGAAATATCCTGGAATGATGCAGAAGCATATGCGGTTGCTAATTACAGTGATGTTTATAAAGCCACTTGTTACGAGGAATGGAATTAAATGGAAAATCTAATTGATTTGCGCAAATACCCGCAGCACGATGTAGAACTAATTGCCCGCGAATTTCTTCGCGTAGTTTACATCGACGCATGTCAGGACTATGCAAAAGAAGTAGAAAAATCTGGTGCCGAAGATACTACTGTTAAAAACATCGGCGACTTATTAATGTCAATTGAAAAAGTAATCATTATGCTTGACGGTAATGATGAGTTTCTGAAGTATGTTACTGGTGAACCTGATGGTAACAAAGATACTGCTGAAGAAGATGCTGAATACGACCGATTTTAATTAGGAGATTATATTATGGAATCTATATACAACTATGCAGAAATAGTTAAATCTTTATCTGAAGGTCCATGCAATGTACACTTCACTAAAGTCAACGGAGAATTTCGTGATATGCTTTGTACATTAAATGCAGATCTCATGGGACTTGAAGGAGAACAAACTGCAAGTACTACTATTAAAGTTAATGAAGCAGTAGTACGGTGTTATGACCTTAACGCCAAAGGTTGGAGAGCTTTCCGTTTAGACTCGGTACTTAATTTTTCGCCGGTCGTCTAATTATGGATATTGATCTGTCAATGGAAGATGAAACTACTCGATTCATGAATAAGAAAACGTTTTCTCGTCTCATCGAGACTACTGTTTTTACTACTGAATTGAGTTATATGGACGCTATAGTTCATATATGCGAAAAGAATAATATTGAATTAGAAGATGTTAAACGCTATTTGACTCCGTCTATATTGGATCATTTAGAAGCCGAAGCTAGGTCATTAAACTTTTTGCCGAAACTAAACACTTTGGACGTATAAATACATTTGTACAAATATTAATGTACAAATATCATACAAAGTGTTATAATACTTAAACTATATATTGTTAATACGAAGGAATTAATTTATGTCATTTGCAAATCTAAAGTCTAAATCTCTAGACATTTCTAAGTTGGTCAATGCAGCTCAAGAAGCTTCTGGTACCCAACAAAAAACCAATTCATACGACGATGCCCGAGTCTGGAAACCGACTGTTGACGAATCAGGTAATGGTTATGCCGTTATTCGTTTCTTGCCAGCATGTGAAGGTCAAGACTTGCCATGGGTACGTTATTGGGATCATGGGTTTAAAGGCCCAACTGGTAAGTGGTATATCGAAAAATCACTTACAACTATTGGACAGAACGATCCAGTAGGTGAACTAAATTCACGTTTGTGGAATAGCGGCATCGAAGAAGATAAAGAAACTGCACGTCGTCAAAAGCGTCGTTTGCATTATGTTTCTAACGTCTTAGTACTAAGTGATCCGGCTAATCCAGCAAACAACGGCAAAGTGTTTATGTACACTTTCGGCAAAAAGATCTTTGATAAAATTATGGATCTTATGCAACCTGAGTTTCCAGGTGAAGAACCGGTTAATCCTTTCGATTTTTGGCGTGGTGCAGATTTCCAGCTGAAGATTCGTAATGTTGCTGGTTACCGTAACTATGATAAATCTGAGTTTAAAGCTCCGACTCCACTATTCTCTGCAGAAGAGTCTAAGTTGGAATCAGTATATAACTCTATGCATCCTGTAGGCGAGTATGCAGATCCAAGCACATTTAAATCTTATGACGAGCTTAAGCAGAAGTTAGAGATGGTTCTAGGCGTTGCTACCGGTGTCGGTTCAACTATTAAAAATGAATCATTGACTATGACCGCTGAACATGCACCGCTTCGTTCAGCATCTGAGCCTACTATTGTAGCAGCCCAGACTACCTATGCTCCTCCTGTTGCTTCTGAAGCAGACGAAGATGACACCTTGTCATACTTTGCTAAAATGGCAGCGGAAGATTAAACCGAACCCAGTCAAGTGCGTTAGACTAGAGGGTCCCGAAAGGGACCCTTTTTTTATATTGGAGAATAAGTTCTATCAAAGAAATCGATAGACGGAATGTTAATATCCATAATTGCGTTAGACACATTACTGACATTAGTATTATTTGATGTTGGAGCATTAATCATCGGTGGTGCTGATGCCATCGCTGCCTGAGCTACGGCTGCCTGTGCTTGTTGTTGTTGTAAAGCTTGTTGCTCCACAACTAAAGCGCCTTGATTAGGAGACTCGCCTCTTTCAATCGGCGTCGTCGTTACGGCTTCAGCCTGTTGTGCAGGAACCGGCGGTTTTTCAACCACGGTCAATTTTTCTTCTTCTTTTCTTGCTTCTTCTTCCCTGCGCTGTAACTTACCTTCATTTTTTGTTTCAATAAGCTTTTCTTCTGATGCTATATCAAAAGGTTTGGCAATAGTCTCCGGACCAAAACCTGGTATCCAGTCTAAAGCACCATTGACATAATCAATAACGCCATTAATTGCCTTCATGAAAGTTATACGAAGAGAGTCGAATATACCGGCAACGCCATCTTGCAACCAATCGGTGATGCTAAAATCGTCCATTGCGTCGGCTGCTTCGTCAAATCCTAACTTACGAGCTATCCACGATACTGCGTCTTTAAGAAGATCTGGTACAAATCCGGCAATAGTAGCTACTAACGTAGAAAGTCCTTCAGTCAGTGCCAAACCGATTGATCCAGTATCTGCAAATATTGCCTTCGCATCATCTATTGCTTTTGTAAGTGAATAAAGCACCAGCGCGACCCCTGCAGCAGCAGCGACAAATGGGGCAGCAGCAATAGCCAATGGTGCCATTCCAGCAAGCATTGAAACACCAACCGCACCAATTTGTACCGCCATGACTCCCATTCTCATAGCAAATCCAGCTACCGAACTAACAAGAGCTTTGCCACTAGCTAGAGCCATTGCAGCAGCAGATTTAAGTAGGTTAAAATTTAATAGTGCAAGACCGGCTTGGATAGCTTTTATTGCCGTAAATATTTTACCGAAAACCCACATACCTAACATTGTTTTTGCTATAGTATCAAAGTTATCGATAATAAAAGGAATAACAATTTTACCTATTTCAACAACCTTACTTCCTAATTCCTTAAGTGTAGGTAAAATCTTAGTTTGAAATACTTCAGTAATATAGTCCCAGTTTTCTACAACCAGTTGGATTGCTCCAGCTATAGCACCACCAAAAAGAAGGTTTTTAAAGAAACCTGCTATACCGCCGCTTTCTGATTTTTTCTTTTGTTCATCGGATATTCCAAACAAAGCTGAACCGATATCTTTAAGAGCCGATAAAATACTTTTGTTTTGTTGATCAGCATCTATTTTGGCTTCGACCGCATCACCTTCACCAGTGACACCTTGGCTTTGAGCTAATTGAGGAACAACGGCACCCATTTCTTTTAGTTGTGAACTAATCTCGAGTGAAGCCTCGATATTTTGTGTTAACAATTCTTTCATTGATTTTATTGAGTTGGTTCCGCTGTTTCTTGTCAGCTGACCTTCTTCTTTTAATCTATCAATGACGTCTTTTAAGGTGCTCATTATTATCTCTATCGATTATTGTTAATAGTTTTTAACTTATCATTCTCTTCTCTAATATAATCAATCAACATAGAAACATAAACATCTCGTTCCCATGGTATCATAGTCTCTAATTCCGAAAGGCTGTATCCGTGGTGCTGCATCATCGCGAAATTGGTTTTGAAGTGGTTAACCAAATTGTCATGAGAGAGGCATACTATAAAAAATCTTTCATTCCTTTCAGTTTAATTTCATTCACTTCTTTACACGAAGAACATTCGAAAATGTCTTCATATGTTACTGCAGGTATTCCAGTTAGAAAATTAGAAATCTTTTGGAACTGATCAGTAGTCATAGACTCTACGAACTCAGTAATTTCTTTCTTAGAATAATCCTTGACATTAAATCGGTCTTCTTCAGTCTTAATAGTTTTGAGTGATAACTTTGCCATCTCAAAACCTTGACTTACTGTATCCTTGTCTCCAAGCGATTCTAATGCACATACTGCACCATATGTAGGATACTCAAGCTCTACTACAACATCGGTAGTCAACTGAATAACATTTTCTTCAACTAAAGGTTTACTCACTTTAATATCAGTAACATCTAATTCATATTCATTTTTATGTCCGCACGATTTACATGCAACTAATACATTCGCCACTTCTCCAACTGCTTTAGATCTGATTTGAGTAAACATATACTCAACATCAAATGTAGTTAGATCGAATACATTAATACCAGCACTATGAAGACAGGCATTGAGAGTATTACCAATTTCTCGCATTGAGTGCTTTGTATCTCCTGATTCAAAAGCAATCATTAAAACTTTTTCTTCTTTTACTAAGTACGGTCTGTAGTTTACAGTTTTACCTGTCGATGGAACAATCAATTCATATGAAGGTGAATCATTCAGTTTTGGCAAAGCCATTATATAAAACTCCTAATTAATATTATAATTCAAAATAACGATTTAAACTTATTTATTAGCGCTCCAGCTATAATATCTCCAAGGCTATCATCTATCTTACTGAACGAACTAGTAAAATCTTTATATGATAACTGTACAGTTAATTCCATAAGTCCATCAGCGTCGTTAGTTAATACTAGCTCGCTTATTGAAGTTGGATATGCTTCTATCAATTCAACTTTATATACGGTATTATTCTCACCCCCGAAACTAAGATCAATTTCTCCCTGACTAAGGTCAAATGGTCCTATCGGGCCGACGTCACGTGCAATTCGTTTTAAAACAGTATCAGCAACCCCAGTACTATTAAAAAGTTTCTTCTTAAATACCGGAATAGACATCTTTTTTTGCACTGATTCAATTCGAACTGGTTTTACATAGTCATTGTAGTAACCAATTTCATATGCTTCGCCGCGGCGCTTTACAACCATATCTTGCCACATTTCAAAGTATTTCTTTACGTGGAAATCATTTAATACATAAAAAGTCAATGTTATATCAGTAACTGCAAACCCATTTGCAATTTTACGAGTATTTAATCCCATTTGTACATCTTGAGAAATCATCTGTTTCCCAGGTAAGGCAGCAGCTCTACAAAGTAGATTTAATTCTTTAGTGCTAACACTAGGATCTAAAGGTGGCAAGTAAATATTAAATAGATTCGGTTTTGCTAGACCGGATCCTTTTGATACCGCACTTTTAAATTCGTCTATTGAAAACGGCATTATCCGATCATCCTCTTAGAGTCAGAATATACTTTAAAATTATTTGCCTTTCTAAAGTCAGCTGTCGGCAAAAAGGTGGCTATTTCCCACTCAGTAGCAGGGACCAAAGCAAATTGTGACTTAACATGATTACTTAAATAATGTTTTATACATGGTTTATAGTATTTAAGCTTAGCTGCACGTTGTAATAAATTATAAGATGCTTTGAATCGCGTTGAATCATTGAAAGCTGTATTAGTTGTTATACCCATCAGACCATCTAGCATTTTAGCGCGTAGCATAGGAGGTAAGTAATGCAGATTCAATCCCATAAAACCACCTTCTGCTGGTCCTATGACCACGACTAAAGGAAAGGCATCGTAATAAGGAAGAGTGTCTTTGTGTTTCGGATCATATATAAACATATACATGTTACCGACTACTTCATTACTCTTTCTTTTAATAGGTTCTTCTTTCATCAACTCAGTGCGATTGATGCTACGAAGATTCTTGGCTTTTTGTTGAAACCACTTGCGTGACTCGGCCGTCCGGGGAGTAATACCGGCTTTAAATGCCTGCAGCTCTAATCTATTAAAAATATTGGACACTGACTGTTCCTTTAAAAACTTATACTAGTATTTATACGGTTTTAATCGACGTGTTTCCAATGAGCGGTATTAATGTTATAATGCGCCTTAAGTTTTTCTGCTACTTTAGAAATATTATCGTACTCAGTATCAAAGATCATAAATCGGTCAGTCTTTGACGTTAAATACGATATTGCTGCGGAATGGTGGATTCTCCGGTAATTCATCCAATGCATGTATACTTCATTGTTTTCAATAGCAGCACCTGCACCTAGTATTTCTCGACAACGTTTTAAGTAATCACCATCTTTGTGGTTTATTCTAGAACGAAGCCAATTGGCTTCAGTCCGAGTATTTAAAATAAAATATGAATCCGGATATGCTTGGTACAATTCTCTGAAATACAAATTGCCTTCTATATAATCATCATATTCGTGGTATGCCATATCAGCATACGAGCATGCGCCATCTATAGTATCTAATGGTGGATTACCGGCTAAAACATTTTTCTTTATAGTTTTGGCAATATTCTCTCCGTTACGACCACTAAAGTGGTACGCAATATATCCGCTATCAGATACTAATGACGATAATGCCTTAGTTGCTGTACGATTCATTCCAATAAAAAATATTCTAGGTAGCGTCATTTCTTTTTCTTTTTAAACGGAGCTAAAGGCTTGATTGGTTTTTTAGTTCTTAACTTTCTTGTTGATTTTGGCAATATTCCCATTGCTTCCAATTCTTTTTCGGTCCATACTTCAAAATGCCAGCCACGATCTGCTGCATACGAACTTGCTGCATTCCACTTTGATTGATTTTTTACATATGTCAAACCTTCTGATAATAACCTTTGTCTGGTTTTACCGACACCGCTTTTCGGTGGAAGAGTCTCTTTATATGGTTTCACTTCAATAATAACTATTCTACCATCATTATACTTTATGAGAAAGTCAGTAAAATATCTATGAGCCTTCTTATCAGTTTGACAAATATATGGTATAACTAATTCTTCACTTACCCACTGTTCAACATTTGAATTTGTGTCGAACCATTTCATGCAGTGACGTTCCCACATAGAACGATATGTTACAGTTTCTGGATCTCCAGCATATTTGCTGGGATTGATCGGTTTGTATCTTCCTTTATATGTTCTTGACATCTCGTATAAATACTAATTAGAATTTGTACAAACTATTTATTAGGTTTTTAACCCATGGCCGAAGAAGAAATCCAAACCAAACAAAACGAAGCAGAAGAACCAGAAAAAGAAACTGCTGTAGTTGAGACCTCGGTGCAACAACGATACCAGTATCCGTTAGTTAAAGAAGACGAGTATTTGGCTAGAATTAAATTTACTGTACTCAAAGAAGAATATCTCAGAGTCAGTAATGCTTTGCTAGAAGATGTTGTTACAGGCGCACAAAACATTATCGCGCCTGCAGACGAGCAAGAGGCACAGGCTTCTGACGCGACTCCATCTGTTGCTGACCAAGAAGCAGCAACAGCCGCAGATAATGCTGAACATAATGGAAGCCGTAATGAATCAAAATCTGCTGATAGTACTATTATAAGAGGCGACCAGGTTGTCCTGTATATGCCACCTGGCATTCAATTTAGAGATGCTGTTACTTATGATAACATGGAATTGGGTATGTTAGGAGCTGCTGTGGCAGGTGGCGCTGGTGTTGGCGGAGCATTGAAAGGCGGCGTAAGTTCTTTTGTCAATGCAATGAAAGGTGCTGCAATGGATAGCCGCGTAGCATCATTAACCGGTAAAACTGCCCTTATGAAAGGTGCCGCATCATTTAGTGGCGCTGAAGGTATTGCTGGCGGTATTACTGCTGCCTCTGGTTTAGTAACAAACCCAAATATGAGATCTCTCTTTAAGAGTGTAACGTTGCGTGAGTTTTCGTTTGCATTTAAAATGGTTGCTAGATCCAAAGAAGAAGCCAAACACGTCAAAGATATTATTAAGTTATTTAGATCAGAACTATACCCGAACGATATACCATTAAATATTGGCGGTGCTTCTATCTCTTTAGGATATGAATTTCCTAATAAGTTTGATATACAGTTAGAATATAACGGCACGCCTATGGCAAATAAAATAAAGCCATGTAACTTAAGAGATGTTTCTGTAACATACAATGCAAGTCAAATGGGTTTTCATTATGACGAGGAAAGCAACACACCAGAATTTATGGAAGTTGACCTTACTTTGACATTCCAAGAAGCAGAAACACTTAATAAGAAAGATATTGTGGAAGGTGGTTTCTAATGAGTACTACATACTTTAGCAATTTCAAGAAAATACGGTATAAGTTTGGCGATGAGACTTCGTCTGCTATTATGCAAGACCTTAGTCAATACGTTGACTTAATCGATCAGGTAAAAGCTAACGGTGCATTTTACCAAGATTATATTATTCCGTCCGGAGAACGGCCGGACACTTTGTCATTTAGATTATATGGCACTACCGACTACTATTGGACTTTCTTTTTACTTAACGATCATTTAAGAGAATCTGGTTGGCCGTTAGATAATGAAGACGTTTTGCCTCATGCAGAGCATTCATATCCACATCGAGTAATTACTAGTCGGAGTAATTTGGCAACAAAACCGTATGACTTTAAAGTTGGGGCATTAATTATCGGTTCTGAGACCGGTACAATCGGCACTATTATCAAAAGAAATCTTTCTTTGGGACAGCTGGTTGTTAATACTATTGGCGCCACTTATACCGTTACCGAGGATTTTCCTTTGACTGTAGGAGAAACCGGTAGCGCTGAAATATCATTAACCGAATCTAATAAACTATTTGCTGACACGCATAAGTGGTTAATATTTCAAGACGGAGAATTAGTATCAAATTATTTTATAACGCTAGCGTCTCTAGATACTAAAGCAGTTATTAGTAGTTTGCCTTTTAACGAAAACTCAGTATATACGGTTACTGCTCAAGTTAAAGTAAGTAATGCTACGGACGGCACATTTACTGATGGAGAAGGATTTTATTATTTTGATTCTAGTACTGGGCACAACGTAGCAGGAACTGTATTATATGAGCGCGCTCAGTACTTAGCAACTGATCATTGGGAAGATGCCGATGGAAATTGGGTTGACATAGATCCATTTACTCAAGTGGAAAACCCGGTTGGGCTTACAAATGTTACTAATTTAGATGTAGTACAAATAACAAATGACCAATTAAAAACAATTAAAGTGTTTAAAAAAGATGTCGTCGGAACGGTGGCACAAGAATTTAATACATTGATGAGTCAATAATGTCAAAAGCAATTCAACAACAATATAAACTACATTCCGCGTATATCACCGCCGATAGATTTGCCGGCCGTAAGATCTATATACAGAACAATATTGTTGAAGTTGTTTTATATGAAAGTTTAGAAAAACCATATATTACAGGACAGATTGTTGTAGTTGACGATGCTGCTATATTTGATACTATGGGTTTTAGTGGTACCGAAAGACTCTTTATCGATATTACTAGCGAGTATCCTGATAGTGGTTCAACTTTAAAAAATAAAGGATTAAATCCGGATAATGTCACTGCGAGTACTGGTCGTTCCTTTATTATGTCTAGTATTGAAAAAACAGTAAAGGACATAACCTCAGCCACTGGTTCTTCTTCGACCTATTTGATTACTTTAATAGAAGAACATGCTATATTGAATAAAGCAATTAAAATTAGTAGGACCGTACAAAATGATCTGGTCGAAGAAATTACTAAACTTTGCGCTAAAGATCTCAAGAAAGATGTTGATCTTTCGTATTCTGGTCCAGCGGCGCAATCTAATTTTAAAGGTATTATCCCATACTTGAATCCACTAGAAGCGGCAGAGTGGCTTAGGGATAGAGCGACAACTGAGAATGGTTCACCTTTCTTTTTATATGCGTCTATACACGATAACAATATTCGTTTAGGCAATTTAGATATTATGCTTGAACAAAAAGCATTTAATAGCAAAAGACCTTACACATATTTCCCGGCAAATGGTTCTAAAGTAGAAACACAAGGAATGCTGGCTAAATCATTCCAAATTCAGTCTATGAAAGTAGTAAAGATGCAAAATACAATGACGCAGTTAATGGCTGGCGGTATAGGATCTTTATACAACAATACTAACCTAAGCACAGGCCAAATTTCATCTGGCCATTATGATATTACAAAAACGATTAACAAACTAATTGATAGCGGTGTTATTAAAAAGTCCACCGTTCAAAATATATACGATGAATATTTTACTATTGATAATACGCAGTTGCATAAATTAAATGCCCGTGTATTTCATACCGTCACGTCAACAGGAACATATGGTAATTTTAAAAGTTATCATGATGAAGTTACGGTTGATATGTTCATGAAAAAGATCGAGTCTTTGGCGATACGAAATATGCTTTATAAAAACATGTTTGAAGTAAGTATCCCCGGCGTTGGATTTATTATGGCCGGTGCTTCGGTAGGCGATATAGTAAGATTAAATGTTATATCTGATAATAGTTTATTAGATCAGAAAGATAGTAAAAAATTAGATGCAATGAAGTCTGGAGACTTTCTAATATACAATACTAGACACCAATTTAAAGAAACGCGGCATGACGTTGTTATGACAGTATGTAAAATCGTAAAGGATCTAGATAAATGAAAGCGATAGAATATGAATACTATGGCGATAGTACGCGTTGGTTTATTGCTGATGTTATTGATAATACTCCGCCGTATGGATTAGAAGGTCGTGTGCGCATACGAATACACGGTTTGCATTCACCTTCGACCGCTGATATTAGGCAAGCAGATCTTCCATGGGCCCAATTAGTTATTCCTACTACTGAGGGTGGCATATCTGGTTTAGGTTCGACGCCGCGACTAGAAACCGGAGCAATGGTATTCGGCATGTTTATGGACGGGAAAGGATCACAGACTCCTATAGTAATCGGATCATTGCCTAGAACAGAAACTCCTTCGCGTATCCAAAAAAGATTAGAATACGAAACCATTGCTGAACGTAAAACCCCTACGGAAGTATTCTATCAGTCAACTATAGATGATTTGGTTTTAAATTTGCCAGTAATTGCTGATGATAATTACGGCGAAATTAACAGAAACACTACAGAGTTTAGAAAAGCAGAAGCGGTCAAGTTCTTTTTAAATGCCGGATATAAACTAAAACAGGTAATTGCTATTGTTGCTACGATATCAGTTATTTCTAAAATGGTATCTGGCGTAAGAAAAGCCGACAATACTATTGGACTTGCCGGATGGTCAGATATACGTTTATCAGAACTACAAACATTTTCAAATGATTGGAAACGGTTTACCGTACAATTAGCGTTTATACTATATGAGTTAAATAACACTCAACGTGCGGCTAATATTAAGTTGCTGCAAACTGATACATTAGATGAAAATAACCCAAATAATTGCCAGTTAACGTTCGCTAAATATTATATGAAGATTAAAGACCAGAATCTTATTACTTCTATTAATACTGCAACGCGTAACTTATATTATGCATTGGTATAACTATGAGCATTACTAACACATACCTTAATAGTTCTTTAGAAACTAGATTAAACAACCTAGCGGTTGGTTCTAATGTTGAAAAAGAAACTATTACCATGCAAGACGTTACTAGCGGCGTTAAGTCAACTCTGGCTGGTGCTGTGGTCGGCGAAGTTGTGTCCGGTGTAATATCATATGGCACAAAAGAAAATGCGGAACAGACCTCATACGTAGGTATTACTGATGCTATCGGTATTACTGGCATCAATGATCCAGAAAATATAATTTTAAGTAAATCTACGCCGGACGTGTATAACGGCGCCGGCTTACAAGTTACTATTACGGAATCAGGTGTTGATAGTGACGGCAACCCAACGTATGATGTTAATACCGAAATGGATCCAGCAATCGCAGGTGCTGTAGATTCTGCGGGTGATTTTATTTTTAGTAGTATTAGTTCAATCGGCGGAAGCTTAGATAGCACACTGAATAGCATTATCTCGATATTAACTGGGCTCGGTACCGGAGGTAATTTATTACCTGATGTTGCCGAAGGTGGTTCGGCTTTAGATGCAATTAAAAGTTCAACTGATAAATTAGTCAGTGAAGTTAATGCTAAGGCAAATGATATAGTTGCTAGCGCAAATGAAGCAGTTGCTGGTATATCTGGTGCAATAACTGGAGCAGGCGATACTTTAGGTGATACTGGCCAATTGTCTGGTCAAATAACCGAGCTTAAAGCACCGGATTCGAAAGAATTAGTAGAAAAACTATCTGCCATTAATACATTAAATCCTGAGGCTGAAATTACTGATGCAGTATCAGATGCAACAGGTAATTCTAATTTAAGCAGTCAGTTTAAACAAGCAAAAAATGCTATTACTAAAGGAATTAATGATATATCTGCAGCGTTAACTGACGTTGCAGCAATTGCTAATGACTTTGAAAAAGCTGCTGATGAGTTTATCAGTAATACAATAAACACTACAATAAAAACCGGTCAAGGATTATTGCAAGATATTGCTGAAAGTCTTTCTAGAACTGCAACACAGATCATTGCCAAACTTGCTCCAGGCGTCGAATTAACCGATGATGATATTAGTAATATTATACAAGATGTGCAAAGTGGAGATGAAAAGAAAGTAGCAGAGGCAATTAAGAAAGTAACTGCTGATGCCGGTTCTACTGGTCCGGAGATGAAAAAAGTATTGAAAGATATTGATCCGACTAATACTCAAGACTATATTAACAAAATGAAGGCGAAAGCTACTGCGGCTGGTATACCTAAAGAAGAAATTGATGCAACCGCTCAGCGCATTACTGATATTGATGAAAGCTTTAGTAATATCGATACGACAATATCGGGTTCATTAGTAAAGTCGGCATTGAGTTATGCTGTGACAGATACTAGACTAGCAGAAAATGCTGAACGTTATGCAGGAAGTCAAACACAATTTAATGCATTTACGTATGTTGATTCAAAGGAAGAACTTGGCGCAGAAATACGATCTATAAAACGACCTGTAGTCGAATTAATTGTTCATGCTTCAGAAACATATACGAATCAAAACTTAGGCGCTGAAGAGATACATATAGACCACAACGAGCGTGGTTTACAGGGAATACAATACCACTATGTAATTAGACGTGACGGTAGACTTCAAAGAGGATTGCCTTTAGCCCGTAAAGCTGAGGCTAGCGCTATCAGAGGTCATGATCTAAGATGTATTGACGTAGTACTAGTAGGTGGATTAAACTGCCCTACCGAGACTGAAAACCCATTATCTTATAGGTCAGCGCAATCATATACAATGGCACAGATGAGAACGTTAGAAGCTTTACTTGAAGCTTTTTATAGACGTTTCCCAGGAGGTCAAGTATTTGGACATAACGATTTGGAAGATACGGCAGCCGATCCTTATTTTGATGTTATCGAATATGCAGCTAAAGTTTTCCGTAAAAAATCAGTTTACAATGATTTGTTAGTCGATCAAGTATTGACCCCAGCTGAATTAAATAAGAGATCTCCAAAGTGACAATATCAAAAGATAAAGCATCATTAGGCAGAAACATCGCAAAAGAGACGACTGATGGCGTACCTTTGGATGGTTTCCAAGATCCAACTGGCGAGTACCCTAAACGAGAATATCATTACGATAATTCTATTAATAAGGCAGCACGCGGTACTAAAATTAATGAGTTGTACGTCGGGGGTGGAGACATCGGCGTACCGCTTAATATCGAAGATCAACAGCCATCTCAATATCCGTTTAATCAAGTAAAAGAAACCGCCAGTGGACATGTTGTAGAATACGACGATACTCCAGGTGGTGAGCGAGTACTCATTAAACATAGATCCGGCGCCGGTGTAGAAATGCGTGCCGACGGTTCTCTTGTTATATCTGCTGTCAATAATAAGATAGAAGTTACTGGAGGAGATCAAACTGTTATCATTGAAGGTAATGGTAACATGGTCTATAAAGGCACTTTAAACTTAACTGTTGCCGGTGACTATAACGTTGATGTTGCTGGTAACTATAATATTAATGTCGCTGGTTCTAAAAATGAAAGTATTAGTCAGAATAATACTTTAGAGATTGGTAAGAATAATAAACAATTAGTTAAAGGCTCTAGAACTGAAAATACCCTAGGACCTAGAGTAATGCAAAACTTAGATAGTTTAGATATTACTTCTAAAACAACTACTAAAATTAAAACTGCCGAAAATATGGAGTTTATTTCTGGCGGACAGCTATTGCAATCTGCTAGTACCGAATGGGTTTCTGTATCTAAAACCGCCAGCATTTCATCGATCAATATGTCGATATTAGGCGTCAAAGGATCTATTGGTGGTGACGCAATGGATTTTACAGGTAAAATTTATCAGGGACCTGCAGGTCCAGTACCATTTACTTCTGGTGCCGCTTTCTTTGGTTCATTTTATGGTCAGGCAACCGAAGCTCAATTGTCCGGACATTCATTAACTGCCGACTGGGCAAAATATGCAGTTGGAGCCTCTAAGGCCACTTCGAAATCTGCTGTAACTCCAGGTGTGCCAGTAAAATTACCTCCTAAACAACAAGCATTGGCACCAAACGGTCCACCTCCAAATGCTCCTATTGTTACCGGACACCTCACGCTTGGTTCATATGCGGTACGTACTATTAAAGTTGATGATGATAACAAGTATCGGGATTCATTAATATTAGCAGATGACTATGCTGGTATATTTGAAAAGGTTCCTACCACACAAGAATTGCGATCAGCATTTAGAGATAAAGCAAATAGAAGCAAACTACAAAGTAAAATGATTGCTGAAGGTCGTATTAGCAATAAATCATATGAGCAACAACCAAGTAAAACCGGTAGGGTATCTAATAGAAATCCTTCATCTAAATTTGGTTACACTCCACTAGGAAACGGTATTGCTAACAGAGGAAAGAGATTTACACCATGATATTTTTAGTTGATCCGGTCTACAACCCAAACTTTTTAAATCCTAGTGAAATTAATGCGTCAACTAAACTTGGCCCAGGAATAAGCATAGCAAAGTTTTTAGGATCTTACGGGAATCGTACTTCCTTTAATCACATTACTTCAGCTAGTGCCAGACTTTCTATCGCTAGACAACTGTATTTGCATGCCGAATTATATCGTAGTATTAATGGCAATACAGATATGTTTAATGATGTTCGTTTAATTGTATCAGAAGGAATATATCGAGCAGGTCCGACAGAAATTTTAGGCGGAGATAATATTAAGAAGGCCGATGGCAGAACTGTTGTTTATCAAGTTATTGACCGCGACGGTAAAGTTAACCATGAACGCACATACGAAGTGGCCGAATATTGGAAAGACTATAACTTCTTTGAAAAATTAACATTAGACTATGACACACTAAATCCAGACGGTTCTCTTACTAGTCAAATAGTAGTTGAGATGCCTACCATAGGCGAATCATATGATGTTAATTTTAAGATGTTTATTGATACCGTGTATAACGGAAGGTTATTAAGTGTCAATGAATTAATAGAAGTCCTTGAAAAATGATATAAATAGTTGTACAACTTTTCAAATATAGTAGTATTTAAACATGGCAGCTAAAAGAGCACTTTCGATAGAGGATGGTAATATTCAGCAATCATCTATTGCGGCTACACGCAATATTGATTATATTGATGTTGATCTGTCCTTAGATATTACTCCAGTAGCAGGCGACATATATAAAGTCAAAGGCGCTGCGGCCGTCAAACAAGCATTAAAAATTCTATTAATGACTAATCGTGGTGAGAAACCATTTTCGCCTTATTTCGGTGGCAACATTCAAACTTACTTATTTGAGCTCGCCGATAATTATACCGAAAGAGAAGTAGAGTTTAGTATAATAAATGCTATAAAAACATACGAACCTAGAGTAGATCAAAAAAGCTTAATTGTTAAAGCAATATCTGCTCCTGATTTAAACTCTCTTGAAATAACCGTTATTTTCAAAATAATTAATACGACTCAAACGCTTGAGTTTACAACAAACGTTAGCAGGCTAAGATAAATGACAACTACGATTAAATCTACGGCTCTAGACTTTCAGAATATTAAAAATAATCTGAAAAGTTATTTGGAGAAAACTGCAGAATTTAAAGATTATAACTTCGAAGCATCCGGACTATCTTCTATTTTAGACGTACTTGCGTACAATACACATATTAACGCATTAACTGCTAACTTTGCATTGAACGAAAGCTTTTTAAGTACTGCTCAGTTACGTAGTTCATTAATATCTTTATCTGAAGGTTTGGGATACATTCCAGATAGTAAGTCACCGTCGATGTCTCAGATCCGTATGGCTCTTAACCTTTCTGGTGTAGCAAACAGACCATCTACATTAGGCATTCCTTCTGGCTTTAAATTCAATGGCGCTGGTGATGATAAGGCATATACATTCCAAACATTAGAAGCACTTAAAGCCGAAGACGATGGCAATGGCTTTTATCAGTTTACAACATATGATGAATTGCCAGTGATTTCTATATACGAAGGTATTGCTCGTCGAAAAACATTTATTGCTGGAGATGCTTCAGAAAATACTTCATATATTATTCCAGATGCTAATATGAACATTGACGGCGCAGTTGTTCGTGTATATGAATCGGCAACGTCTACTAGCTATTCAACATATACTAATATCCTGAAAGCAATATCGATATCAAGCGATTCGACACTGTTTGTTTTAAAAGAACTCCCTAATGGTTTTTATGAATTGTCGTTTGGTAATGGCATTACTTTGGGACAGGCGCCGGCGGCTGGTGCAAAAATTACTGTTGACTATTTGAGTGTTGCTGGTTCAAGTGCAGACAATATCAATAAATTCGAACCTAAAGATAAAGTATTTGTTAATGAAAGTACTTCTAGAACTCCGACGGTAACTACAGTTGCAAAATCTAATGCGGGATCCGATAAAGAAAGTATCGAATCAATTAGAAAGAATGCTCCTTTCCAGTATGCCACACAAAATAGAATGGTTACTGCATCAGATTATTCTGCATTAGTATTAAGGAATTATTCTTCTAGAATTAAAGATATAAAATCTTGGGGCGGCGAAGAAGCATTAGAACCTGAATTTGGCACAGTATTCATGTCGATACTTTTTGCTGATAATGTTGCTGAAAATGTTAAAACAACAACAAAAAATTCCATATTGGATCTTACTGCTCAATTAGCAGTTGCTTCTTTTGGTTTAAAGTTTACTGACCCAGTACAAACATACATAGAGTCAGAAGTGTTTTTTCAGTTTAACCCTAGACTTACCACATTAACGCTGAATACAGTTCAGGCTAACGTGCGTGAAGTTATAAACAACTATTTTGTTCAGAATACAGGTAGATTTGATAGAGCATTTAGAAGATCTAATATGTTATCACTGGTTGACGATTTAAGTCCTGCCATTTTATCTTCTAGAGCCGATATTAAAATGCAACAGAGATTTACGCCAGCTCCTACGATAGAACAAAACTATAGTTTTTTATTCCCAGCGCCAATAGCAACTCCGGACGATATTAACTTTACTATTAGATCTAGTACATTTACTTACCGCGGATTTAGCTGCCAAGTTAGAAATAAACTAACTTCAAATAAGTTGCAAGTTGTAAACATTAACGATAATGTTATTCTAGTAGACAATGTTGGAAATTATGATCCACTCAGAGGTAGCGTTAATCTTGTAGGGCTAATAGTTGATTCATTGCCTAGTGGCATTGCTGATGTTAAATTGTCAGTAGTTCCAGCTAACCAAAGTGCGATAGCGCCTGTACGCAATGACATATTATTACACGATTCAACAGCCTCTTCCGCTAAAGCAGTTATAGTTACGGCAACTAACTAATATGAGCATCGAAACATTTGATCGGACTTTATTTGATATAGGTAGAAGGAATCTAAATCTTCGACAGTATAAAGTTGAAGAAGTTCTTCCTGGTTATATCATTGAAACGTATCCTAAGTTGGTGAAACTACTTAGTGAATATTATCATATCGAAAATGAAGAGTTTTCACCATCTAGATTAATTGATGAATTATTTACTACTCGCGATATTAGTCAAACCGACTTAGATCTATTAGCATATATCGAAGACGAGTTACTATTAGGTCAATCATACTTTGGTGGATTTTCAAATAAACGAGATGCTGCCAAGTATTCTAACTTATTATATCGATCAAAAGGTACTAAGTATTCTATCCAGCAATTCTTTAGAATGTTTTTTTCTATTGACCCGGATATTATATACACTAAAAAATATATTTTTAATGTCGGCGAATCATTTATTGGCGCTGAATCACAAAAATATATTACTGATGACAAGTTATACCAAACGTTTGCTTTACAAATTAAATCAGAATTGCCGTCTGAAAATTGGCGATCAATATACAAGACGTTCGTACACCCGGCCGGAATGTATTTAGGAGCAGAAGTCCAGATCGTTGGTTTTGTAGATTTGGCAATTGAAGATCAGCCTAATCCTGGCGTTTTGGATCTTCCGCCATATGAAGTATCCGGTCAAGCTGCTTTGGATATGACAGCGCATTCTCAACATACAGCAATGTTTAATATTGCGGGCATCAGCGAACCTATTACATTATTCAGAACAAATATGGGTTCTGAAATAACATATCCTGCATTTGGCGGTAATGATTTGATTGATCTACAAAATAGAACACTAAAAGAACTAGATGACAACTACTCAAGCATCGGTGAATACTTAACCCCAGATTCACCTACACTAGATGATGATGACGACGTAGGAAACATCAACGGTATGAAGATAAGCAGTACAGAACCTATTAACCAAGAAAGATTTACTTGGATTGAACCTAACGATTCAGATAGCGAAAAGTCGCTCATAGAATTGTTATAAATAGTAATAAGATTTTTTAGGTATAAAAAAACATGAGCAGACAGCAACTTAACTTGGGAACAATTGCTAACGATGGAACAGGTGATACTCTCCGTCAGGCATCCCTTAAGATAGAACAGAACTTCGCCGATCTTTATACTAAGTTTGGCGATGGATTTAATCTATCTCAGAAAATGTCATTTGACAGCGATGGTATTTTATTTACTCAGCCTGGATTATCATTATATACTACAAGCTTAGTTGCATCAGTCGCTACCGCAGATCGAGTATTGACTCTTCCTGATGCAGATGGTGATTTCGTTTTAACTAATTCTGCTCAAACGTTAAACGATAAAACAATGGATGAAGTGTTGCTCATTATGCCTCGTATTAAAGACGGCAATCCATATGAGTATGTCATACTACCTTCTACGTTATCTGCTAGCGTTAATGTGACATTGCCTGCTTTATTGACGGATGATACTTTTACGTTTAATAATTTCACGCAGACACTAGTGAATAAAACATTAACTGCTCCAGTAATCACTTCTCCACGTATTAATGATTTAATCGCAGATAACACCGGAAGTACTTTAATAGAGTTTACTCCAGTTAGTTCTGCTGTTAACTTTCTTTCTGTGGATAATAGTATTCAATTATACCCTCCTAAACTTTCGGTTGATGGCACTGATACTAATATCGGTTTGGATATTGCAACAAAAGGTACTGGAGCAATTAGTTTTAAAAATAAAGTTGCGTTAGGTTCTCAGAATGTGACTGCGGCCGGCGCGGTTGATTTAAATGTGCCACTTACTTTCTTTAACTCTGCTATTAGTATGTCTGTTACTATGGGCAACGGTACAGCAACAGGTGAAGAAAAGAAACTAATGAATATTAATAGTGGTGAAGTAAATGTTACTCCTACTAATTTAAAAAATTATTCTACAATCACAATGTCTAACAATGATGCCGTAACTCTTATTTGGACTGGTACTCAGTGGATGGTAACTAATAACGAAGGCGCGCTTCTAGCGTAATCGCAAAGGAAATTTTATAAATGTCAGCAGCAATATTAACAGATGCCTTTAAAAAACAACTATTAGAAGACGTTTTGGCAGATTTCGTCGATTCGGCTAACCACTATTTTGCTGGTATTGGCCGATCCGAAGACTGGAATGACTCGGATGTTCCGTTAATTCCACAAAACTCAGCGCGAGATGTCAGAAATACCCGTTTGGCCATACAGTCAGTAAAAAATATCACTGACATGTCATTTTGTATTCCTAGACACAATTGGACAACAGGCGCAATTTATTCTGCATTCGATGATAATGTTGTTGGTTATCCATCAAATTCATACTATGTAATGAATTCAAACCAACAAGTATATCTTTGTTTGAGACAGGGTTCTGGTAACATTAATAATGCTTCTACCGATCAGCCATCGGGTAATACTACTGGACAGCCATTTAAAACTCCGGATGGTTATGTATGGAAGTTTGTATATTCTATCGGTGCTTTAAGAGCAACTAAGTTTTTATCATCAGCATATATGCCAGTCCAGTTGGTAGTATCAACTGACTCTGATTCTCCGGCAGAAATTATTGAACAAAAAGCAATCCAGGATGCTGCTATTCCTGGACAAATTGTTGGTTATGCCATGATCGATCAGGGCCTAAACTACACTGTTGCCCCACAAGTAAAAGTTAATGGTAATGGTTCTAACGCTAAAGCAGTTGCGGTAGTGATTGGTAATCAGGTTGTCCGAGTAGATGTTAAAGAAGATTCCTCCGGTAATATCGCCGGCGATTACGCAAATAATTCTTACTACGGCCATGACTATGAGTATGCTAGTATCGAATTTATAGGCGGAACTGGCAGCGGCGCAAAAGCTCGCCCAATCTTTGCTCCTAAAGCCGGCTTTGGTGCAGATCCACGTGATGATTTTAAATCTAGCGCTGTAATGTTTAACACTAAACCTGATGGAAAAGAAAATGGCGCTTTCATCGTAGGTCAAGATTTTAGACAAGTAACTCTACTTAAGAATTTATTGCAAACAGATAGTGCTGTTCCTGGTGGATTGTTTACTGAATCAGTTGGCAGAACGTTAAATAAGTTGGCAATAGGTTCTATTAACAGTGGTCCTTTCACGCGTGACGTATTGATTGAAGGTCAAACATCGATGGCACGTGCATATATCGATGATTTTGATAGTGCAAACATATGGTACCACCAGTCAGAAGAAACAGGATATAAAGCATTTCAGGCGTCCGAAACCATTGAAATTGTTAACGGCGGCGCTACAACAGCTATAATAAATAGTATCTTAAAGGGCAAAGTAGATCCTTTAACAGGCGAGTTACTCTATATCGATAATCGAGCAGCAGTAATTCGTTCAACAGATCAAGCAGAAGATATTAAGATCGTTATTCAACTCTAAGGTTTTAGACAATGGCAAAAGATTTTACTGAACAGGTTTTCCGAACCACCTATAAAGACGATTTTAAAGATAGTGATAACTATCATAGAATCCTGTTTAATAGTGGCCGTGCTCTACAAGCAAGAGAACTTACTCAACTACAAACTATAATCCAGAAAGAAATTTCTAGACTTGGTAGTAATTTATTTGTTGAAGGCGCTGCAATTCAAACCGCAGGCCTAAAAGTTACTAACAACTATGAGTTTATTAAATTAGCCCCACCTAGTGTACTTCCTAGCAATTTGGCGCTAATGGAAAATAGTATATTCGAAGGTTTAGATTCTGGTATTAAAGTACGCGTTAACCAAGCAGTATCAGCAGTAGACGCTGATCCGGAAACTTTGTATGTAACATACTTAGATGCACCTGCTCAAATTGGAGTTGGCGAAACTGTTTCTAGAAGAGTTATTCCTGGCGAAACACTTACCGGTATCGTTAATGGTAACGTCGTAGATGTTGTAGTACAAACTACTAACAGTTCTATTAATCCTGCTTTGGGCAAAGGCTCATTGTGCGAAATTAGTGAAGGTAGTTTCTTCGTACAAGGTCATTTTGTATTTTGTCCTGCCCAATCGATTATTTTAAGCAAATACACAAATAATGCTTTTGCTAATGTTGGCTTTAAAGTCATACAAGATATTGTCACGTCAGATGATAATATTGCATTATACGATAACCAAGGTGTTACTCCTAATTTGGCATCTCCTGGTGCCGATCGATACCGTATTAGATTACAACTTATTGATCAAATCAATATAGCATCTGATGAAACATTTGTACATTTAAGCAATATTCAAGCCGGTAAGATTGTAAGTCAAGTGACTACTACTTCTGGTTTTAATTCTATTCGCAAAGAACTTGCTCTTAGAACATTTGAAGAATCTGGTAACTACATTAAAAAGCAGTTTAAATCGCATTTTATTCCTAACGATATTAGTTCTTTAAAGTTAAAAATTACTCCAGGTATTGCGTATATCAATGGCTATAGGATCGAGAAGATCGACTCCAGTCAAATCATCGTACCTAAGCCACAAGAAACTATGTTACAAAATAACGATGGTCTCTCGGTTAATTACGGCAACTATTTTGAGTTTACTGCCGATGCTGCTTCATCTGGCGGAAACTTATTTAATATCGGTACTTGTCAAAAAGTTTATCTTAAAGACGCAACTAATGCTACTTATGGTGAAGCACGTGTCCGTGCAATACATGAAGGAAGCAATGGTAAGTATAACCTACATGTATTTGATATTAAGAAAACAACTACCAATGGTTCTCTTACCATAAGAGATATCGATACGATTTCTTCTGTTGAAGGTGCTAATACCGATTCAAATCCATGGATCACTACTTCTAAAGATGCTTCTGGTTATACTGTAATTAAAGAGCCGAATAGTAATGCTCTATTATTCCCGTTGCCTATCTCTAGACCTAAGTCTTTATCTGATGTATCTTTGACAGTATCTAGATTGTTTGCGCCATTAATTACAGACGGTTCTGGCGAAGTAACAATCTCATTGTCCGGAGACGAAGATTTTACCAATATTAATGATTGGATTGTATCAGATCCAACAAATACAATTAATATTACTCGTAATATTGCTTTAAGTGGTTCTCAGTCAGCAACCATTTCTAATCTTCCGGCTTCTACTAGTGTTAGTATTTTGGCTTACGTGTCAAAAGGCGTCGGTTCTATAAGACAGAAAACATTAACTGAAGTTACTACAACAGCAACTTTAGTAACTGACCCAATTAGCAATCAGAGATATATTCCGCTATCTAAGTCTGACATTTACAATCTTGTAAGAGTTACTGCTACCGATTCAGATGGCGATAGTTTGTTAAATTCTTTCACATTAGACAATGGTCAGCGCGATGGCTATTATGGTGATGGTAGACTAATATATAGCGGATCTGGTTTAGATTCGGCTGCAGCTCCAGTATTTGTAAGATTTAAATATTTTACCCACGGTGCTGGTGACTTCTTTGCTGTCAATTCTTATACTGGTCAGTTAGAATATAGCGAAATTCCATCACATAGATTGCAGAATGGTACAGTAATATCATTGCGCGATGCTATGGATTTCAGACCATCTACTAATGGTTCCGGCGTATTTACAGAATCTAGAGTAAGCGAATTACCACAGCCTACTAGTTTAGTAAGAGCCGACACTGAATATTATATGCCACGATTTGATAAACTATGTTTGTCAGAAAATGGTGAAATGCGATATATTGTTGGTAGTTCATCGCTAACTCCAAAATACCCTACAACTCCATTGGGTTGTATTGATCTTTACAAGTACGAGTTAAATGCAAATACATTGCATACGCAAGATCTTAAGTCTAAAGTATTGCCTCTTAAAGGTTATACTATGGCAGATATTGGTAGACTTGATAAGAAAATAGAAAAGCTCGAAGAAGTGACTACTATGTCATTGCTTGAGTTGTATACTGCACAAACTAGAATAGTTGACTCAGACGGTAACGATCGCATTAAGGCAGGTTTCTTTGTAGATAACTTTAAAGATCATCGCTATACTGATACTAAGAGTATTGAACATAGAGCGTCATTAGATCCACAGCATTTGTATGCGCGGCCATCATTTACAGAAAGAGCAGTAGACGTATGGTTTGATCAGGCTGAATCAACAAATACTGTTAAAAAAGGCGATAAAGTATTACTAGATTTTACTGAAGTAGCACATACTTCTCAGACCGTTGCTTCTAAATCTGTCAATGTCAACCCATTTATGGTTGAATATTTCGATGGTAACTTACGATTGTCTCCTAGTGGTGACAACTGGAAGAACTCAGAGATCGATGCTCCTGCTGTGGTTGATGGTGGTACTAGATTAGATACTACTCAAGCACTATTGTGGAACAACTGGGAATGGAACTGGAATGGTGTAGACATTAATGATCTACAGGTAGGCGCAAGTCAGTCTCAGACTAGTATTACTACCAGTACTACTCAAAATGCTCAGACTGAAATAGTCAGTGGCAATAGTGTTACTCAAAATGCCGGATACTATACGTACTACGGCGATATCGGCGTTTCTATTAATCTAGAAGGTATCGGAAGTTTAGGTTATGTTAATATCGGTTCAGGAATAGATCCTGCAATATTAGCAGCAAGCAATGATGGCACGTATGTTCCTAAAACTATAAACAAGTTTGTTGGTTTACCTAGTCTTAAGACTGGTTACAAAACAGTATATCAAGAAGCCGGTCCTGGCGATACAATTGATGTTACTATACCAGAAACTTTAAATTGGACCATAATTAAATCCACTAACTGTACTGCCGTACTTGATGATGTTGATACATTGTTGATCGTTGTTGACACTAATGTAACCGGCTATGAATGTACTATTTTGTCAGGTGGAACAACTAATCCAATTACTTTGGTAATTTCTGGCGGCGTAGATGTACAGAGTAATCCAATTACTTCTGGCACTGTCGATGTTTTCGATGCAGAAACTACTACTACTGGTACCACCGGTGGTGCTGGTCAAACTACCAATACTACAACCACTGTTACCGTTAACCGTGTTGCAGGTGAATCGACAATTCGAGAAATACTTGGTACACGTGTTGTTGATGTTGCGTTAATTCCATGGGTACGATCTAGAACTGTAAGTTTCATAGCAACCGGTTTACGCGCCAATACTAGGTACTGGCCTTTCTTTGATACTGTTGGTGTATCTGCATTCTGTAAGGCAAAACCTTTTGTACTAATGTCTGATAGGGAAATTGACTATGATTATAGCAATGTTCCGGCACTAGAACATAGCGAAGGATCTGGCCCACTAATTACTGATGCTTCAGGTCGCCTAGAAGGTGAATTTGAAATACCGTGTAATGATCAAAATAAATTTAGATCAGGTCAATTAGTATTTGAGCTACTCGATATTTCATCATACAATAAAAACAATAACAAATCATCTGCACGGGCGATTTATAACGTAGTAGGTGAAGTATCACAAGACGTAGTTTCTAATGTTAGAGTTTTGCAGATTGTTGGCTCACAATCAACGACTGTAGGTTCGTCAACTGTAGGAACTAACGTTAATGTTAATGCAGATCTATCTACTGATAATGTTGCGACAGTAGAGGCTTCAGATGAGTATACCAGAACTGAAGTTGTAAGCGGTTCTACTGAAGGAGTTGCTAGTGCTGATCAGCCACAAAGTACTGTTGATGTACCGTATTATACTGATTGGACTCAAGAGACTGCAATTGTTACTCCGGCGCCGTTGCCGCCGTATAATCCGGCTGAGCAATACTATACTGATCCACTGGCGTTCCCTGCACCACAAGTTCCGGTTGATACTCTTGTAGCTACAGTTCCGGCGGCCAGCGGCGTACAAAGATATATACAGTCTGGTACGTTGAAAACTGTAGAAAACGCATTTAGATATGTCGATCCTACAGCACAATCATTTGCAGTTGAAGATCCAAATGGTATTTTTGTTACGCGATTAACTTTATACTTTGCCAGCAAAGATGATGGCAATGAGCATGTTTCTGTTGAAATCAGACCTATGGTTAATGGAGCTCCGGATAGTATTCGAATGATTGACTCTGCGTTTGTTTCATTGCACCCTAACCAAGTCAACGTTGTTCCTTCTAATACAATTGCTTCAATGCGTGCTAATGGAACATCATTTACATTCCCAGAGCCAATATACTTAGAAGGCGGTGCAGAATATGCCTTCGTGATTAGATCTACCTCAATGAAATACCGAGTGTTTATTTCTGAAGTGGAAGACTTTATTCTTGGTTCTACTGAATTGAGAATTACTAAACAACCTACATTAGGTTCTTTGTATAAGTCGCAAAACTCACAATTGTGGGAACCAGATCAAAGACAAGATGTTGCGTTTATTCTTCATAGAGCAAACTTTAAATCTCAGGGTACTGCTATTATTGAAAATAGACAAGTTCCGCCAACTGATTTGTTATATGATCCATTGTATACTACTGCAGGTTCAGCTGAAATTGTAGTTCGTCATAAAGGTCATGGTCTCCGTGTTGGCGATAGCTGTCAGCTATTTGGCTTGACTGCTGGCACCTTGTACAACGGTATTCTCGGTTCTAATATATCTGGTCAAAGAGTTGTTACTAAAGTTGATGCTTTTGGTTATACATTTAATGCTGCTGCTGTTGCCAATAAGACTGGTAAAACCGGTGGTACATTACGAGGTCTGCAGAATATTGTATTTGAAACTATTCGACCAATGTTTAACATGGAACATCCTAGCTCTACTAACTATTCTATGTCAGGTAAATTTGTTCAGACAACTTCGTTTGCAAGTCCGCCTTCTGATGTTGTAAATCGATTTACGCGAGATAATTCGTATAGACTGTTGAAAAATAAAACAAACAATGCTCCGTTTACTGAACCAATGATGATTATCAATCAGTATGAAGAAGCAACTCAGTTAACAAGCGGCGAAAGATCTGCTACAATTAAAGTTAACATGGTTACTACAGACTCTAGAGTGTCGCCGGCTATTGATATGCAAGCAGCTCAATTAGCATGTATTTCTAACTGGGTAGACAACCAACTAATTGGTAACTTAGGTTCATTTAACGAAGCAATTAATTATGTTCCAGAAACTCATCCTTCTTTAGGTAGTTCTGCGGCCAAACATATTACAATTCCAATTAATTTGCTTCAAGAAGCGGTTGGTCTTAAAGTTTTGTTAGCAGCAAACAAGCCGCCTGAAGCCGAGTTCCACGTATACTGGAGAGCAACAAATAACTCCGACGTGATTAGATCTACTCCATGGGAATATATTAATCCAGAAAATACATTGCCGTCAGATATTGACAAAAATGTTTTCCGTGAATACAGATATTTGATTGGTGGACCTAATGGAGAGATGGAACCATTTACTACTTTCCAATTAAAAATAGTATTTACTTCAACTAACTCAACGCAAGTAGCAGTACTTAGAGACTTACGTTGTATTGCGATGGCAGTATAATTTTGATTAACGTAGAAGGGCACCCGAATCTAGTAAGAGATGCTTCGGGTGCCATTATAAATATAAGTAAAACTGAAGTTCAAGAAGCTAAAGCAAGAAAAGAACTGATTCAGAAGCGTAAACTGGAACAACAGAATTTAAAAGATAGTGTGGCTAGTTTGCAGTCAGATATGGCAGAAATGAAGTTAATGCTTTCGAAAATCGTAGAGAGATTATAAATGGCAAAGCCAATTGTAGAAATAACAGATTCATTCAAGATTTTAAAAGATAAAATCAATGAAATTTCAACTAACGTAGGTGACCCATCGGTATTAGATACTACGGTTAAAGTTGATATTGTTTCGGCAGTGAATGAATTAGAAACCGCTGTTCGTGGAAGTGCGACCAATTACGACCTTTGGACAACTGCAGATAATCTTAGAGATGCGGTTAATGAATTTCATACCGAATTATATGATTCGGGTATTAGCTTTACTGGCTTAAGTGCTATTAACTTTTATGATGGTATAGAAGAACTTAGAACTGAATTAGGCGATCATACTGCATTAGGAACAACTAATACAACTAGCGCAGTTGCTGCTATTAATGAATTAGAGTCGGCAGTACGTGGCAATTTAACTAATTACACGCTAACTACTGGCGCAGGTAATTTGATTGCTGCAGTCAATGAGCACGAAACCGATTTATATACTTCTACTACTGGTTCGTTTGATGGTTTAACTTCTAAACATTTTAAAGGTGCAATCGAAGAGATTGTTGACGAACTAGGTCAAGTTACCACTTTAGATACAACATCTAAAATAGCAGTAGGCGCAATTAACGAAGTTCATGCTGAATTAGATTCGGCTTCTTCTGAGTTAGAAATTACTAAAATACGTTTAGTATTAACTAATGAAAAGATTGGATCAGACAGCGGTGTTTGGCATACGCTGAATACTACTGCGCAAACAATTATTGGTTCTCTCAATGAACATGAGACTGATATTGGTACTATGGTTCTAGCTAGTGGTTTAGGAACAACTCTTACTACTGCTGTGAATGCACTAAATGCCGATCTTGTTACTGCCGGTTCTCTAACTTCTCTTAATACTACGGCGAAATATGTAGTAGGTGCTATTAACGAGCATGAGACTGATATCGGTAACATGACGTTTACTGGTCTAGCTGCTACTAATATTTCAGCTGCAATCAGAGAATTAAGAACTGACCTAGGTGATGTTACTGCTGCCAACATGGGTACTACTGCAACTAATGTCGTTGCAGCAATTAATGAAGTTGAAAATGAAGTTGATACCCTGAATACTCGGGTAGAACCAACGCAAGCATTCCACGCTAATTTTGGTTCAGTAACTGTCATGGACGCTCTCAATGAGTTAATGACAGATCTTGGCAATGTTACTGCTGGCAACATGGGTACTACTGCAACTACTGTTGTACCTGCTATTAATGAACTTCATACACAATTAGATTCAGCCTCAAGTGATCTTATAAATATTAAAGATAATATCATTGGACATAGATCTGATCTGTCAGCTTATTTTGATAGTGCCGGAGCAACTAATAGTATTATTGCTGCATTGAATCATTTAGCCGGAAAATGGATTCGGGTATATGATGAAAATGGTGTACTGTTAAATTAATCTAAATTATTAGGACAGCCAATGTCACTTGATAAGGCACTAAAAAGATTCACCGACGACGGTGACCTAAAGCGCTTAAACTCTGCAGAAGAAACTTTCCTTGCTTACTTAGTTGGCGAGGAATTAGCAGTATCTGCAAATAATGATATTGGTAATATTACTCTATCTTCTAGCGGAAATACCCCAATCGGTTCATTCGTTGATTTCTTTTATAATCAACCAGTAGGAACTCATCCGGCGACATCTATCACTTCTAGTGAAACTACTACTACTTTATACCAAGTTGCTGGTATTGCTGATGAATCTAGTCCTCTTTTCCACAAGCCTGTAGGTTATAAAGATAACGATCCTACTGAAGGCATTTATGAAATGTCTGATGCATCATTTAATACTATGATGGATCGCGTTAATAGTAAACTTGCCGATAATGATTATGGCGGTGCTTTCTATTTAGGTTCAACTGCGCCTAGTGCAAACTGGTCAGTATATATTGCCGGCGCATTTAATGATACTACAACATCTGGCGTACAGACCGTATATAACATATATCGAAAGACTACGTCAGTTGCCCCTACAGGAATACTTGATAGCAATCTAGCAGCATCTACGTTGATGAAAATCCGTAGAGATGCCAGTATATACAAAGGAGTGCAAGAATTTACTAATGCGCAATTGGTACATTCTTTAGCACAAAGAGCTAAGACTCGACGGGCAATTGCCGGTTCTCCTGGCTCATATGTAATACGTTCATCTGCTCAAGGTGCTCCGGTCGGAGGTACTTGGAAAGCCGTGGGTAGCGCAATTAATACACGGAAACAAGTAGCAGATCAAGACTATACACGAAATAGAATATCTACGTATACCCGAAATAGAGCTTCTACTTATGCCCGAAACGTAGTAATTGACTTTGCTCGTACTTTTGTCGGCGATTATATTGGTAACTATACTCGTGACTTTGCCGGTGAATATACCAGAACTTTTGGCGGTGAATATACCCGTGGATTTTTTGGCACCTATAATCGTCTAAGAAACTCAACATATTCAAGAAATAGAATAACCAACTTTGCTGGTAACTTTATCGGCGAATATGCTAGAACTTACGCCGGCAATTATACTAGACAGTATACTGGTAATTTTACTAGGGACTTTACTGGAAATTATTCTGGAGTTTATTCTAGAAATACTCAAATAGTTTTTACCGGTGACTATGTAGGTAACTATAGCCGTAACTTTACTGGTAACTATGTAGGCAATTATTCTCGTGGTTTTGCTGGCAACTTTGCCGGTAACTTTGTGGGAGAATATACTCGTACCCGTATAACTGATTATACTAGAGATTTTACCGGTAACTACACGCGTAACTTCGCCGGTAACTATAGTCGCATTCGTAATTCGTCATATGCCAGAACTCGTATAACTGATTATACTACAGCTTTTGACGGTTATTATGCAAGAACATTTGGTGGCCTGTATACCCGTACACGGGCATCGTCATATTCTCGCCTTAGAGAATCAACGTATTCTAGAGCATTTGCCGGTGACTTTACTAGAACCTTTGTTGGTGAGTACGCCAGAAACTTTGTAAGAAATCGTGCCTCAACATATGCTACAGATCGAAGTAGTACATATGTCAGCCCGAATTTTACTCGACTATTTACTGGTAACTATTCCCGAACTTTATTTTTTACCGGTAATTATACTCGAGTACTTGACTTTACTACGGGCTTTACTCGCGCCTCTACATATACTCGTGTCCGCGCTTCAACTATTGGGTATGAAGGAAATTACACCAGAGTCTCATCTTTCCTTACTAGCTTTACTAGAAACAGACCAAGTACTCTGACGTTCTCTAAGTTATATTCTAGAGTTATTGGCGGTGAACCAACTCCGTTCCTAGGTAACTATAGCCGTGTATCGATCATCGTTGATGATTATACTAGACTAGTTCCTAGTACATTAACCTTTGCAGGATTTTATACTAGGACTATTAATTATGCTGGTAACTATACACGTAATTTAACATTCACTGGCAACTTTACCAGAGTTTCATCATATGTTCGAACTTCTAGTAGAGTATCAACATATACTAGAGACCGCTCATCAACATATGTTAGCTTTTATGCTCGACTATTTACTGGTAACTTTACTAGAACCTTTATTGGTGAGTACGCCAGAAACTTTGTAAGAAATCGCATATCAGCATATGCTCGTACACGAAATTCATCATATGCTCGTACTTTTGCTGGTGATTATACTCGTGACTTTATCGGCAACTACGCTAGAACAAGACCGTCTACATTTCTTCGAACACGGATTAGTAGTTATATTGGTGATTATGTTGGTAACTATACTCGTGACTTTGCCGGTGAATACACTAGAACTAGAGTTAGTGCATATGCTCGAATAAGAACCAGTAGTTATATTGGTGATTATGTTGGTAACTATGTACGCGTAAGTACCAGAACTTCTGAAAGAACTAGAATTAGTGCATATGCTCGAACTCGTATAACTGATTATGTTGGAGAATTTACTCGTACACGTATTACAAATTATACTGGTGATTTCGTAGGTGAATATACTGGCGTATATACTAGAGTAAGAAATAGTGCTTACGCAACTACCCGGGTCGAAGAATACACTAGAAATAGAGTATCTACATTTGCCCGCGATAACGTGATTGATTTTGCTGGCGATTTCATAGGTAATTATAGTCGAGCATTTGCCGGTGACTATTCTAGAACTAGAATATCTACGTATTCTCGAGGCAGAGAAAGCACATATAGCAGAACAAGATCTTCAGTATATACTCGTAACAGCATACTAAATAGAGTATCTACCTATGCTGGTGACTTCGTAGGTAATTATACTCGAGGCTTTATTGGTGACTATTCTAGAGGCTTTATAGGTAACTATACAGGTCTAACAATTCAATCTTCAAATGAGGCAGTGGAAACATATACGTTGTATGTTAAACTTGTATAAATAGTAGTACACGATTAACTACTAAGAGCGAGATTAACAGTGTCAAAATCGAGTATTCCACTAAAACTCCTATCCGGTGGAGATCTACATGAGTTTCAGCCAAGTGAAGAAAATTACTTGGCATGGAGCGTAGGTCAACATTTATCAGGTGTACTAGCATCTGACGTGGGGTCGCTTACATTAACCTCTACTGGCAACACTGCTGTCGGTTCGTTTGTTGATACATTCTTCAACCAAACGACCGGTACGCATCCTGCCAGTCAGATCACTTCAGGTTCAACGACAACTACAGTTTATCAAACTGCTGGTTCTGCCGATGAGTCCGGAGCGAACTTTAAGCGTCCTATCGGATATTATAGCGATTCATTGAACCCTGGCTTCTACGAAATGGTAGATGCAGACCTAGATGCTTTAGCTAAACGTGTCATTAACGTCCTAGTCGACTTAGACTACCCGGGTACTTTCAAACTTGCTGCGACAAGTCCTGGCGTTGATTACAGCGTATTCATTAACAGCATATTCTCCGATACACAAGGTGATGGTACGGCCGTTCCATATCATGTGTATCTCCGAACCTCCATGTCTACAGCTCCTGCTGCAACGCGTCCAATGACTAGAAAAACTGGTGCTTCTGCCAGTCTAGCCGAAATGACGGATGCCGAAATTCAATATACACTTGGTCAACGTGTAAAATCGTTGCGTGCCTCAGCTGGCGAACTTGGTTCATATCAATTACGTTCATCCGCTCAAGGTGCACCGACCGCTGCAGGTACTTGGAAAGCTGTCGGTACTGCGTTAAATACTAAAAAAGATACAAGCCTAATTGCATATACCCGAACTAGAGCGTCGGCTTATATCAATCCTAGGGTTTCTGTATTCACTCGTACACGAGCTTCAACTTATACACGTGTATCAACTCGCATCTCTACTGTAAACTTTGCTGGTGACTATACTGGTAATTACACAAGAGACTTTGCTGGTAACTATTCACGTGACTTTGCTGGTAACTATACTGGTGATTTCGTAGGTGAATACTCACGTGTAAGAACAAGTACATATACAACACCGTTTACTGGCAATTATACTCGCGACTTTGCTGGCGAATATACTGGTGCTTATACTAATCAGTTTAGCAGAACAAGACCATCTGCATATTCTGCTGATTATACCGGCGTGTACTCTAGATCATTTACTGGCGAATATGTAATCACTCGTACTGAAACATATACGCGCACAATCGCTGCAGCTTATATTGGCAACTTTACTGGCTACTATTCTAGAGCTAGAGCATCAGTATACACGGTTAACCGTGCTTCTACATTTACCGGTACATTCTCTCGTACAACAGTAGTTGATTATACTCGCGGTAGAGTTTCTTCTTATGTTGGTACATATGCACGTACCCGCACTAGTGCTTATGCCGGTGTATATTCTAGAACTCGTAATTCTGCCTACGCTGGTAACTATGCGCGTAACCGTTCCAGTGCTTATGCTGCAGCTTATAGTAGGACTAGAGCTTCTTCATATGCTGGTACATATTCTAGATCTAGAGTTTCTTCTTATGCCGGTACATATTCACGTGCCCGTTCTAGTGCTTATGCTGGTACATATTCTAGATCTAGAGTTTCTTCTTATGCCGGTACATATTCACGTACCCGCACTAGTGCTTATGCTGCAGATTATACCAGAACAAGACCATCTACATTTGCTCGTACTCGTATAACTGATTACACCGGATTCTTTGCTAGAACTCGAGTTTCTGCATATGCTCGTAATAGAGTAACTGATTTTACCGGTAACTTTATTGGCAACTATTCCCGTAACTTCGTTGGCGATTATGCCCGCGCATTTACTGGTGATTATGCCCGTACTTTTGCTGGTGATTTCGTAGGTAACTATGCTCGTACGACAATAACAACTTCTACTAGAACTAGATACTCTGCATATGTAAGAGATCGTGTCACCAACTTTGCCAATACGTATACTCGCGATAACGTAGTAACATATACCGGCAACTATGGTGGTACGTATGCTCGTACTCGTATTACCAACTATGCCGCTGATTATACCAGAGACCGTCTACAAACCTTTACCGGTAACTATGGTGGTACATATACACGTACCCGCTCTAGTGCTTATACTGGTGTTTATTCTCGCACCATCATAGCAACCTATACTGGTAACTATGCTGGTACTTATGCACGAACTCGCGTAACCGACTATGCAGCTGATTACACCCGTACTCGTATTACGACTTATACTGGTGACTTCGTAGGTAACTATGCTGGTACATATTCTAGAACTCGTAACTCTACATTCTATTATGCTCGCAACTTAACTTATACCGGCGACTACGTAGGTAACTACGGCAGAACAAGAGTAACTGATTCTACCCGTACTTCTGCTTATGCTACTGCTGTTAACTATGTCGGTGATTATACTAGAACTTTGTATTATGCTGGTAACTTCGTAGGTAACTATACCACCGCAGTAACATATACTGGTGATTATGCTGCCGCAGTAACATATACCGGTAACTATACAAATACAATCTATTATACCGGTGACTATTCTAGAATAGAAATCGGCGGGCCATATGTTGGTAACTATACCAGATCTGCCGCAACAACCCTGACGTTCTCTAAGTTATATTCTAGAGTTATTGGCGGTGAACCAACTCCGTTCCTAGGTAACTATAGCCGCGTATCTACTACAGTTTCTGATTATACCCGTACTGTATATCAGGGTACCACTGTATATTACACTAGAGCCCGTCCGCTATTAGTTGATTATACTAGAGCCGTAGCTGGCACGCTCTATTATACTAGAGCCGTAGCTGCCACATTAGATTACACAAGAGATCGTGTAACTGCTTTTGCTCTAACAACTAACTATACGCGTACGCGTGGTTCTACATTCTATTATGCACGCAACCTAACCTTTACTGGTAATTTTGCTGGTGCTTATGCTAGAACTCGTATTACTGACTATACCCGCGCATCTGCTTATGCTGGAAATACGGCGTATGTCGGTGAATACGTTGGTTACTATGCTAGAACTCGAGTTACCAACTATGTCGGTGATTTCGTAGGCAACTATGTAGGCAACTATGTCGGTGACTTCGTAGGTAATTATGGTCGTACTCGTGTTACTGATTACATTGGTGATTTTGTAGGCGAATACGCTGGATTTTATGCCCGTAACTTTATTGGTCAATATGCTCGTACTCGTATTACTGATTACGTCGGCAACTTCGTAGGCAACTACGTTGGTGATTACGTTGGTGACTTCGTAGGCAACTATGCTCGTACTCGTATTACTGACTATGCAGGTAACTTCGTAGGCAACTATGCCCGTGATTATGCTGGTAACTTCATAGGTGACTATGCAAGAGGTTTTGCTGGCGATTACGTAGGTAACTATACTGGTTTATATACACGTACTAGTACTAGAACTCGTGCCTCTGCTTATTCTAGAGTCCGTTATTCAACATATGCCCGTACCCGTACTAGTGCTTATGCAAGAGATCAGTTAACTAACTTTGCTGGTGACTTTATCGGTAACTATAGCCGTAACTTTGCTGGTGAATATGCTCGCAACTTTACTGGTAACTATGTTGGCGACTATGCTAATACCTTTATTGGTAACTACGTAGGCAACTATACTCGTGACTTTATCGGTGAATATGCGGGTACGTATACTCGCGCTTTCGCTGGTGAATACGCAGGCAACTATGCACGTAACTTTGCTGGTGAATATGTTGGTAACTATGCTCGCAGCTTTGCTGGTGAATATGTTGGTAACTATGCTCGCAGCTTTACAGGTAACTATATAGGTAACTATTCCCGTACTTTTGCTGGTGAATACGCAGGTAACTATGCACGTGATTTTGCTGGTGAATACACTGGTACGTATACTCGTAACTTTGCCGGTGAATACACTGGTACGTATAATACTACTTTCACTGGTAACTATACCCGTGACTTTATAGGTAACTATGCCAGAGACTTTGCTACTACCTTTATCGGTAACTATACTCGTAACTTTGCTGGTGAATATGCTGGTGCGTATACTACCACGTTTAACAACACATATATAGGTAACTACACTCGTGCATTCGAAGGTAACTATGTACGTGAAAGAGTATCAACTTATACTGGTAACTATATAGGCAACTATTCACGTGACTTTATTGGTAACTATTCACGGGATTTTGCTGGTACGTATGCTAGAACAAGAACTTCTACTTACAGCGCAGTTTATACCGGCGTATATACTAGAGGCTTTGCTGGTACGTATACTAGAAATTCTACAAATGTTTTCACTAGAACACGACAGTCAAGTTATACTCGAGTAAGAACTAGTTCATATACTTCAGTATCAACAAGAAATAGTTCTATTACTTTTGCTGGCGATTTTGCCGGTAATTATAGTAGAGACTTTGCTGGTGATTATTCTAGGACCTTTATCGGTGACTACTCACGTAGTTTTATCGGTAACTATACTGGTCTTACTATTCAATCATCATCAACGCCTGTTGAAACTTATACGTTATATGTGCGATTGGCATAAAGAAAATAATATCGTGGCTCTTCCGGGAGCCACTTTATTAAAATAATATATACATTATAAAACCTTGAATTGATTGAAACCCCCTTTGGAGAAGATGTAAATGAGTTATAAGCGATGGATGAATAATGCGTTTTGGGAAACTGAAGCCAAAGATCAATTAAATTGTATCTTGGAAATTGAAGATGACGTAGGTAGAACTACCAGACAGGTAATGTTACTTAAACGCCATGATAAAGAAGGTAAACCGAATCCGGACTTTGAAGAAGTAGTTAATGCGCTTGGCGAAGAAACTATCGATAAAGAAACAACAGATCGAGTTGTACGTAAAGCAGCGCAAAAGGAAGAAGAAGCTCAACGTGATTTGGAGCATCAAAAAGCACGAAAATTAGAAAAACTTTTCAACTACAAGCTTGAAGCTTTTGAAGTTGATGAAATTAAAAATTCTAAAAATCGTGCTCTTAAAGCAAAATTGCGTCGTGCTAAGTCCAGAATCGAAGTTGATATGTGGTCTATCATGATTTTACAAGATGCTATGGCTGTTGCTGAAGCTGAAAAGGTAGAATCTACTGATGAGTGAGCCTACTAAAGGTTTTGTGGTTGTTGCCTCCAAAAATCATAATTTTTATTTGTATGCAATTAATCTATGCGAATCTATTAGAGATTACTATGAAGATGCCAAGATTTGTTTGGTAACTGAAGAAAGGTTTCTAGACGGTCGCGAAGAGATTGCTGATGATGTTATTTTTTGTGATGATCATTATCGCGCAAAACTTTTTGGTATGGCAAAAGTACCTTATGACATCGCAATGTATATCGATGCTGATATGGAAGTTGAGCACGAAGATATTAGAAAGGTCTGGGATGAACTTAAAGATCATGATATGGTATGGTCTGAATTAACCGATGAGCGTAGTTATATTTACGCCGAACGAGATTTTAGCACCCCAGAAGGTCCTGCCAAGTTTAGATTGTGTGGGGCAGTTTGTTTATATGATATGCGAAAACCAATTATCCGTGAATTTATGGCTGATTGGTGGGATTTAACCAGACGTCAAATGGACGGTGAATGGTGGCCAAAAGGTTATGCCGATAGCCTTAAGTCGTGGGACCAATTCTCATTATGGTGGTTAACCGAAAAAGAACCTAAGTATAAAGATCTTAAGATCGGAATTTTTGATGACGATCTAAGATGGAATTACTATAACGCACTAAATTGGGCGAGAACCCGACCAGAAGGTGAAGTTATCATTAGACACTTCTCTGCTGGCCTAAATAAGGATAAACCAATCGTATGACACAGCTTAACGACGAATATTTAAAACACGTTCCTATTAATAATCCAGAATTATTAGAGATTCTTAACGAGTATGCCAAATTGCATACGTGGCAAGGATTTGCTGAGAATGTCCACTGTAGCGCCAAAGAACACGCTAGACAGCGTAAGTACTTTGCCGGTGATAAACATAAAGAAGAAATTCTTTTGATGGGAACTAAACACGATGGTTTCCCAGAGCAGTTAGTAGGTTATAACTTGAAGCTCGGCGAAAGACATCACCAGATATTTGAACCAGATGCTGATCCTGTGTTCAAGCGTGATTTCACTATGCATCTGGCGACTCTTAACGATAAAATGATGAATTTTTTATCGGTTCGAAATAATGCTTTATGTGCAATTTATCCTCCAGGCGGTTTTATTTCTTGGCATAACAATGCTAATGCTGCAGCTTTTAATTTGATTTTCACGTGGTCTGAATTTGGTGAAGGTTGTTTCAAATACATTCACCCGGTTACTAAAGAAGAAATTATATGTGAAGATGCTGCCGGCGCATGGACATGTAAAGCAGCTTATTTTGGCCATTATGGCGAACAAGACAAATTGTTATATCATGCAGCAGAAACTGATAACTGGAGATGCACTGTATCATATACATTTAGTACTGCGCAGGCTTCAGAAGAATTTCGTGAGATGGTAATTGCGGATATTTCCTCTGCAGAATAAGTAATAGAGATATTACCGTTTTCTTAGTTTCATTTTCATATAAATAGTATTAAGAGTTTTTGATACATAAGATTGGGAAAACGGTAATATGGCAACATATGAAGATTTTAAGATTGACCAAGGCGCTGATATTGCTTTAGAAATAGAGCTAGTTAATGTCGATGGTTCAGTAAAAAATCTAACAGGACATTCAGTTGCGGCTAAATTAAAACGCAACTATAGTAGCGACAGTGCCGACACGTTAGATTTCACTTCAATAATTGCAGCACCGCCTACTAGCGGTATTGTAGTTATTTCTTTATCCAATACACAGACAGATAGTCTTTCCAGCCGTGGTCGTTACGTATATGACGTTGAATTGTCGTATCAGGACAGCGCCGGCGTTACAATGATTGAACGTATTTTAGAAGGTAAAATTACTGTTAATCCATCAGTAACGAGGTAATCTGTGGCTTTTCGCGTTGCTTCAAGGGGTACTACAAAACGGGTCATTGCTAAGGTAACGACCAGTCAAAATACTATCGTTAAAAAAGTAACGTTAGGCCGACCAGTACACGCGGTAAATGCAAATGGAGCTGGTGGTGCTAGTTCAATGGCACAACTCAGCGATGTTACTTTGGTAGGTATTGAAAATGGTTCAGTATTAGTATATAATACCGCTACTTCCAAATGGGAGCCAGTGTTATTACTTAACCAACAAGAATTTGATGGTGGGTTTTACTAATGGCTGTTAATCCAAATCTTCCACTATTCAGAATAAAACGATCTAGTACTTCCGGTAACCCAAGTATACTGGCAAACGGTGAATTAGCGTATTCATATTATTCTGGTGCTGGTGGTAATAAACTCTATATCGGTACCGGCAGCGAAGTTGGCGGCAATGCAGTTAACCATACGGTTATCGGCGGTAAGTATTATACCGATCTATTAGGTGGCGAATACGCACCATTTGGTACGTTAACCGCTAATACGGCTCTTATAGTCGATTCGAATGGCTGGATTAATCGATTTAATGTCGGTACATTTCAGTTTAACGAAAATACACTCTCTACTGCTATTGGTGACATAGTATTAGCCGCAGCTGGCAATATTAATGTATCCGATAGTAGAATCACTAATCTTGGCACTCCGATTGATGCCAAGGATGCGGTAACAAAAGAATATGCCGATGGCATCGCAGCAAATGCTGTATTTACGGTTGCCGCTGGTTCTGAATCTAAGACCTTTACTCCGGCCGAAATACCTCTCACGTTTGCCGCTGACAGCGGTTTATCAGCCCAATTAGATTCATCAACCAATACTGTTACATATGGCCTAACATCATCTGGTGTTGTTGCTGGTACATATGGCACACAGTCACAAATTCCTAATATTACTGTTGACTCTTTTGGTCGTATTACTGATGTAACAACATCAAATATCTCGACCGAGATACAAGTTAACGGTAAAAGTATTTCTTTACTAGACTCTGATCTAACATTTGCTGGATCGGATAATATAGTTGCTACATTTGATACAGATACAAATACTGTTGATTATGCTTTAAGCAAGAATGTTATTGGTTTAGAAAGTTTAGCAGTTGATAATATTGTTATCGACGGCAATACTATTAAAACGATTGATTCGTCTAATACATTAATTCTTGATCCTGCGCCTACCGAAGATGATGGTGGTACAGTAATAGTACGTGGTAACCTTGTAGTACAAGGCACGCAAACTACTATTAATTCTACTTCAGTTTCAGTTAATGATCTTACCTTAACATTGGCAAGTGGAGCAGTTGATGCTGCTGCAGCCGATGGCGCCGGTATTATTATCGATGGTGCGAATGCATCTATCACTTATGATGCAAATACTGACAGGCTAACAACAAATACTGGTTTAAATGTCGCCGGTCCGTTTACTATTAATGGCGAATCAATTGCTGAAGTAATTGATGATAAAGTTGCTAGTTTGCTTATTGCTGGCGACGGTTTAGATGTATCATATAATGATTCTGGTAATGGATATACCATATCTGCCGAGTTAGCATCGACATCAAATACTGGTGTTGCGTCATTTGATTCTGATCAGTTTAATGTAAATTCTGGTCATGTGACAGTTTCGGCCATTAACGGTAACAATGTCGCACTAACATTTAAAACGTATAACACCTCAGGTGACGTTCCTACTGAGCAAGAATTAACGTTAGGCGAAGTAGCAATCAATACCGCAGACGGCAAAATGTTCCTTAAAAAGGATTTTGCTGGCATAGAATCAATTATTGAACTTGGCGGTGGATTTGGCGGTGCCGGCGGAACGTTTGATACGTTTGAGTTTTTAGTTACTGAAGGACAAACCGTTTTTAGCGGTCTAGATATATTCGGTAATACTTTGGCATACGATACCGATATGAAATTATTAATATTTCTTAACGGTATTTTGCTTACAAACGGCATTGACTATACAGCTACTGATGGAACTAGTGTAACATTTAGTATTCCGTTGCTTGCTGGATATACTGTGCAATTTGCTGCATATATTGCTGGAACAACAACTGTTGCTAATGATATAGGTTTACAAGATAATGTACGCCTGATGTTTGGTACTGGTTATGATACTATTATATCTCATGATGGTAACAATACTAATATCAACCAATTTGGTATTGGCGATATTGTAGTACAACATCATGACTCAGATATTGTTACATTTGCGCAAGATAAAACAATATTCCATAAAGAAATAGAAATACAAGATTATCACGTTAAAACAAACAGAGTATTAACGTCAGGTTCATTAAGCCCAGTCGTGGTTGACATAATTCCAATTTCTGACTTTAGATCATCAAGATTTACTATACAAATGTCAAATATTTCAAGTCAGCGGTTCCAGACAAATGAAGTATTACTAGTCCATGATAATCTTTCAGTATATACTACGAATTTTGGTGAACTTTTTACTGGACTAACATCAGAAGGAACAATTAGTGCTGCCATCGTTGGTACTGATGTTGTTTTATCAATTACACCTACCTCGACAAATTCTTATGAATTTACATCAGTTCGGCATTCTATAACTATTTAAAATGTATAAATAGTGGTAGACAATATTCTGTATTGTTTTAAATCGATTTAAAACCATATGAGTTTTTGCCATGATCAATAACAAATCTTTTAACCGAGTCATTGCTGAAAGTTTATTCAACTTAGCAAATAATAACGCCACCCAATTAGGTGATACTAACCAGGAAGCAGATATGTTTTCTGTTACCTTTGATACTGCGGATATCACAACTCCGGAAGCTCAAACTTTTATTGGTGATGGTATTACTGTTGAATTTACTTTAAATGGTACCCCAGCAAGATCTGACTTAATTGATGTATTTGTCGAAAACGTGTTACAGCGTCCAGGCGAAGTATACGATGTTCAAGGTGATACTTTAATTTTTACTGAAACTCCATCTCTAGGGATGGACATCTATATTAAATTCCGCTAGACTATATTCATAGTTTGGCATTTTAAAACCTCCATGGAGAAATATCCTAATGGCATTTAGGCAAATTAAATCCGGTGCTTTAGCTAATCAGGCAGTTATTAGCACCAAACTTTCTACATCAGCAATTGACGGTCAGGTAGCGCTAGCCAGTGTAGCACAACTTGACTATTTCCTAGTATTCGATAACGATACTCAACAACTTAAGAAAGTCTCTTCGCAAGGTTTAGTAGGCAGCTGGACTACTGCTGATCTAGCGGAAGACGCATCAGCTTTATACTTTACCGATCTAAAGGCACGTACTGCTGTTGCTGGTGATATTGCAGCTGCTGTTGCAACTGAAACTGCTCGCGCTAGCGCCGCAGAAGTTGCTAATGCTAGTGCAATTTCTGCTGAAGCTGCTGCTCGCGCTGCCGCTGATACTGCGTTGCAATCATCACTTAGCACAGAAGTAACTCGTGCAACTAACCGTGAAAATTCAATTGAAGCTGCTTTCTTAGCTGCTGATCTTGCTATCACGGCTCGTATCGATAACGTTCTTAGTAACGTAGATTCTGCTGCACTTGACTCATTGACTGAAATCGTTGCTGCTTTCCAGGACGCCGATAACGCATTGTCTGCTTCTGTTATTGCAAACTCAACGGCAATTTCTAATGAAGTTACACGCGCCGTTGCTGCTGAGACTGCTAACGCTAGTGCAATTTCTGCTGAAACTACAGCACGTCAAGGCGCCGATGCTACATTGCAATCAGCTATTACTACTGAAGCAGCAGCTCGTACTGCCGCAGACGTAACTTTAGCAGCTCGCGTTACTACTAACGAAGGTGACATTGGTACATTACAGACCGGTCTTGCTGCTGAAATTGCTGCAACCGACGGTGAAGTTCTAGCATTGCAAAATTCTGTTGCTGCCGAAACTACTCGTGCACAAGCGGCAGAAGCTGCAAACGCATCTAACCTTGCTGCCGAAATTACAGCACGTGCTGTTGCGGATACCGCAGTTCGTTCAGAACTAGGTGCAGATATTGTTGCTGCACAAACTGCTGCTGAAGCTCATGCTGAAGCTCAAGACGTTCTAATGATCGGTGATGCTACCGTAGATGGTACTTCCGGCAATACTATTACTGATCGCATTGGTTCTGGCGATGCTGCTACTTTGACTGCAGCTAAAGCCGACGCAACTGCTAAAGTTGCTGCTGAAGCTACTTTACGTGTTTCTGGCGATGCTGCTTTACAAGCACAGATCACTTCTAATGATGGTGACATCACTGCACTTCAAACTTCTGTTTCTAATGAAGTTACCCGTGCTACTACAGCAGAAGCTGGATTGCAAAGTCAAATTAGCAACATTATTTCTAACACTGATTCAGCAGCGCTTGACTCATTGACTGAAATCGTTGCTGCTTTCCAAGCTGCTGATACAAACATGAGTGCTTTGATTTCTTCAAACACTGTTGCAATTAGCGCTGAAGCTGGTGTTCGCGCATCTGCTGATACTACTCTTCAGTCAAATATTACAGCCGAAGCTTCTACCCGTGCTGCTGCTGATGCAACCTTGACTTCTGGTTTGGCTCAAGAAGTTGCCGACCGTACTGCAGCTGATCTTGCTGTTGCTGCGGCCGCTGCTGTTGACGCGTCGACTAAAGCAACTGCAGCTGAAACTGCTGCTAAAGCCTTTGCTGGCGTACAGGATGCATTGTTAATTGGTGATGCTTCTGTAGATGGTACTTCAGGTAATACAGTAACTGACCGTATTGCTGATGCCGTTGCTGTTGAAGCTACTGCTCGTGCTGCCGGTGATGCTGCTGAAGCTGCATTGCGTGTTTCTGGTGATGCTGCATTGTCTTTACGTGCTACTTCACTTGAAGGACGTATGGATACTGCTGAGTTCGATATCGATGCAAATACTGCAAATATCGCAACAGAGCAAACTGCTCGTGCCGCGGCTGATACTACTCTTCAGGGTAATATTACTGCCGAAGCTACTTTACGTGCTGCTGCCGATACCCAACTAACTGCTGATCTTCTTGCAGAACAAGTTGCTCGTATTGCTGGTGATTCTGCTGCCGGTGTTGGTCTAGCACAAGAAATTGCTCGTGCAACTGCTGTTGAAGCTGGTCTACGTACTGACGTTAATACAAACACCGGTGCTATTTCAATTAATGCTGGTGCAATTACCTCTGAAGCTGCCGCACGTGCTGCAGCAGATATTACACTTGGTACTGCTATTAGCGACGAAACTGCAGCTCGTGTTGCTGCTGACGCCTTGATCCAAACAGATCTAGATCTTGTTGAAAGCCGTGTTGATGCAATGCTCAACGGTTCTTCTGCAAGCCTAGACACATTGCTAGAAATCGTAACTGCTTTCGAAGATGCAGATAGCGATATTCAAGTTGTTATTACTAATAACTCTTCACGTTTAACTACTAACGAAGGTAAAATTAGTACTTTAGAAACTGAAATGAATGCCGTTGAAGGACGTGCATTAACTCTAGAAACCGAAATGAATGCAGTTGAAGCTGCAGCTGTTACTTTGGCTGGTCGTGTGACTACTGCTGAAAGCGACATTGGTGCACTAGAAACTAAAGTAGGTGCTTCAATACTTGATACGATTGCGCAGAATTTGTCTGCCGCTGTAAACGAGTTGCATACCGATACTAATGCTGTTGCCGGCCGTGTAAGTACTGCCGAATCTGCTATTGTTGCGAATGCATCTGCTATTACTCAAGAGGCCTCACGTGCGACTGCAGAAGAAACTTCAATTCGTGCTGATTTCACTGCTGCTGATACTTCAATCCGTAGCGATTTCGCAGCTGCCGATGCTGTTACACTAAACGCGGCAAAAACTGACGCAACTACTAAAGCAAACACTGCTGAAGCTAATGCTAAGACTTATGCTGATGGCTTGGTTACTGCTGAAGCTGCTCTACGTGAAGCTGCTGATGATGTACTAGAAGGTCAAATCACTACTGAAGCTACTGCTCGTGCCTCTGCCGATAACGCATTGGATACACGCGTAACAACTGTAGAGACCGAAATGACTGCTACTCAAGCAGCTATTGGTGTTAATACTGATGGTACATATGTTGCACGTACTGGTACAAACTACCTCAACGGATCAACAAGCGTACGTTCCGAAGCAACTAAGTTAGACGTTGCTCTTAAGGCAGAAGAAACTGCTCGTATCGCAGCGGATAATACTCTTACTACGAACCTCGCTACTGAAGTTGCTGCTCGTATTGCTGGTGACGCAGGTTTGCAGGGTCAAATTACTGCTGAAGTAACTCGTGCAACTGCTGCTGAAGGTGTACTAACTACTAACGTTACTGCCAACGCAACTGCAATCACTGCAGAATCTACACGCGCTCAAGGTGAAGAAACTAGACTTGAAGGTTTGATTAACAACATTATCGCTAATACCGATTCTGCTGCTCTAGATTCATTGACCGAAATCGTTGCTGCTTTCCAATCTGCTGATGGTACTATTACTGGTCTTGTACAGTCTAACCAAACTGCTATTGCTACTAACGCAACTGCAATTGCTACCGAAGTAACTGATCGTGTTGCTGCTGTTAGTGCTGAAGCCGCTGCACGTGCTGCTGCTGATACTACTCTCCAGTCAAATATTGACGGTAAAGTTGCTAAAGCTGGCGATACTATGTCTGGCATCCTTAACATGGGCTCCAACAAAATATCTGCTCTTGCAAATGGTGTTGTTGCTGCTGATGCAGTTAACAAAGGTCAGTTGGATACAGGTCTTGCTGCTCAACATATCAGCCAGTTTACTACAGACAATCTTGCTGAAGGTGTCAAGAAGTACTTTAGCGATGCTCTTGCTCAAGCGGCAATCTCTACTAATGACGTTGGTGGCGAAGGTAAAGTATCCTACGCAGCTGGTGTTGTAAGTGTAGATACTAGAAAATCTGTTCTAGAACTAGTTGACGTTTCTGAAACAAGCTACGCAGGTAAAGCTAGCTATGTTATGCAGGTTAAAGCTGACGAATCTGGATTTGAATTTATTCACCCAGACCAGTTATCATTCGTACAACCAAATCGTCAAGTAATCGACGGTGATGGCGTACAGACTCAGTTCGCTATTACTTTCTATGCTAATATCGATGATGCAATGGTATTCGTTGGTGGTGTTATTCAGGATCCAAACACTCACTATACCTTCGATAACGTAAATCAAGAGATCGTATTTACCGAAGCAATTCCTGCTGGCTCACAAGCGGTAATCATCTCTCACGCTGTCGGCGCAATGCAAGTTATTGCTGCTGGTTCTGTTACTCATGAATCTCTTGCTGGTAACGTTAAAGCATATGTTCAGGGTACTCAGCAGACAGTTGGTACTGTTGAAGTTGCGGTTTCTTCTTTCCCTAAAGAACTTTACCGTTCAGCGAAGTACATTGTCTCTATTGAATCACCAGACGGTCTAGAGTTTGAAACTCGTGAATGTTTGGTTGTACATAACGGTACAAATGCATTCATCACTGAGTACGGTGTAATCTTTACTGGTTCAGGTACTTTGGGTGATACTGATGTACGTGTAAACAGCGGAACTGGTGCAATTGAATTAACTTATACTGCGAATGCTTCTGGTACGAAAGTAACTATTACTTCTACCTACGTTGACGCGTAATAAAGTAATTCATTGATTATGCATAAAAATTAAATTCAGGGGGGTGCAATTCTGCCCCTCCTGACTTTGCATAAAACTAAAGGAAAACATAATGAGTTCTGAAAAGAAATTTCGAATACAGAATGGTTTAGATGTTGCTGGTGAAGTATTAGTTAACGGTATACAGATCGTTGACGGATCCGGCGTATTAAACCAGGCATCATATCAGACTGCTGTACAGGCAATGATTGATGCAACTTTTGCTAATGGTCTAGACCAAAACGCAATTGACCAGACTGTACAAAATGCCGTTACGGCATTGGCAGCCGGTGCACCAGAAGTATTGAATACTCTGGATGAATTGGCCGCAGCATTGGGTGATGACGCTAACTTCTCTGTTAGTGTTGCAACAGGTTTAGCTGAAAAATTAGCAAAAGCAAACAACTTAAGTGATTTGGCTTCTCCGTCAATTGCTCGAGCCAACCTAGGTCTTGGTACAGCGGCAACTACTGCTGCTACATCTTATGCTACTGCAGCGCAAGGTGCTAAAGCAAATACCGCGGTACAACCAGGAGATTTGGGTACTGCAGCTGCAACTAATGTCGAAGCTTATGCTACAGCGGCACAAGGTGCTAAAGCCGATACCGCAACACAACCGGGAGATTTGGGTACAGCCGCAGCAACTGATGCTGACGCTTATGCTACTGCAGCTCAGGGTGCTAAAGCAGATACTGCCGTACAGCCAGCCGCTATTGTTGGTATGGCAACAACTACTAATGTCGCTACAGCTAAAGCAGAAGCTATCTCTGCCGCTGCTGCAGATGCAACAACTAAAGCTAATGCCGCTGAAACTAACGCTAAGTCTTATGCTGATACTAAAGTTGCAGGATTGGTTGACTCTGCCCCAGGAACGCTAAATACTCTTAACGAGTTGGCAGCAGCATTGGGAGATGATGCAAACTTTGCTACGACTATTGCTACTTCTGTAGGTACTAAACTAAGTATAGCTTCAAACTTGTCTGATGTTGCTGATGCTCCTACCGCTCTTGCAAATATCGGCGGTGCGACAGCAGCTCAGGGTGCTAAAGCAGATACCGCGGTACAGCCAGCAACTTTGGCTAACTATGCAACTGCGGCTCAAGGTGCTAAAGCAGATACTGCTGTACAACCAGCAGCCATCGCAAGTATGGCAACAGTTACTAACGTAGCAGACGCTAAAGCGCAAGCAATATCTGCAGCCGCAGCTGATGCAACAACTAAGGCCGATGCCGCTGAGGCTGCCGCTATTACCGCTGCAGCAACAGATGCTAGTACTAAAGCAACTACTGCATTAAATACCGCCAAGACTTATACAGATACTAAAGTTTCTGCATTAGTAGCAGGTGCTCCAGGTGCTTTGGATACTTTAGCCGAGCTTTCTGCTGCATTAGGTAATGACGCAGATTTTGCTGTTTCTACTGCTACTGCTATTGGAGACAGATTAATTAAATCTGCCAACTTGAGCGATCTTACTAGTGCAAGTTTGGCACGAGCTAACCTCGGTCTTGGTACTGCAGCAACTCTATCTTCTGGTACGTTTGCAACCGCAGCTCAGGGTGCTTTGGCAGATACGGCAGTACAACCGGCAGCTATTGCTAATATGGCAGAAACAACAGATGTTGCGACTGCTAAATCCCAAGCAATTGCTGCTGCTGCATTAGATGCGACCACTAAAGCAGATGCTGCTGAAGCTGATGCAATCACTACTGCTGCAGCAGACGCAACGACTAAAGCTAACTCTGCTAAAGCCCAAGCAATCGCTGCAGCCGCTACCGATGCGACGACTAAAGCTAATGCTGCTCAAGCTGCAGCTATTGCCGCCGCAGCCACGGACGCAACCACTAAAGCTGACGCAGCCAAAGCTTATACAGATACTAAAGTTTCTGCATTAGTAGACGCTGCTCCTGGTGCTCTAGATACTCTTAATGAGTTAGCTGCAGCATTAGGCGATGACGCAAGTTTCTCAACTACTGTTACTAATAGCATTGCTACCAAGTTAAATGCTTCTGCTGTTAGCGCGTTTGGCTTGACATTAGTAGATGACTTAAGTGCCGCCGCCGCTAGAACTACTTTAGGACTAGGTACTGCTGCAACTACGGCTTCTACTGCTTACGCAACATCAGCACAAGGTACTTTGGCAGCATCAGCAATTCAACCTGCTGATTTAGGT